GACAGCTTTTATATATTTTAATTTTTCTCGCGTATAATTAGAAAATAATTTAGCCATTTAGCCGCGTGTCAAGACATTTGACACTTGTGTCAGGTGAGTTGACACTTGTGTCAGATGACTTGACACGAAATCGCGATTTTGCGGATAAATCCAGTTTATCCAGATTTAGCCATTTAGCCACAAAATGGCATTTTTATCCTCCAAACAGCACTTTTCTTCGATAATCGTCGTAAAACAGTTCCAAATAGAGATAGTTTCTCTTCGCTGCCTTTCCCTGTTCTATCGAGTAAATCTGCTGCCTTGTCATGAATGTCATGTCCGCAATTTCAGCAACTGACAGATTCAATGACATCCTCGTTTGCTTCAATTCCTCTCCCGTCATCATTGATCTCTAAACTCCTTTCTCAGGCGGGTCATCTCTTTATACCGATATCGATCATAAAACAGCTCAAGGAACAGATAGTATCGCTCTGGTCCTGCCCCTTTTTCCACATTGTAGATAGAGACTCGGCAAATGCCCGTCATTCTCGATACGTCAGCAACTGATAATCTCAGTTCCATACGAACCCTCTTTAATTCTGCACCGGTCATTGTAATACTAATCCCTCCTCAAGATTCTCAATACATAATTTTATCGAAACTACGAATGATACATCTTATAGCATCTGAACAAGATTCATTATACATACGGCCAGTTGCAATCACAAATGATGTCAACGCATACAACAATCTGATCACCGAGCCCAACTCGCTTGATAACGAACCGAAATAAATCAAATTGCAGATCTTAAAACGAAACGTCATTTTATTAACTATTAGACCTCCTTCGTTGAAATAAAGAGAGCGACGATCTATTCCATAAGCAATGCGCAGCAGTTCGTTAAACATCGCACATATACCCTCATAATCCATCCAGTCAAGCCGCGACTCATAAATATTGAACTTAAGAATATTCTTAAGTGTGATTGTCCCAAAGGCCATGGCTTGCCTGAGTGCATCGCCGAAAATCAGGTTGCAGAGCCAAAATCTAAAAGAAAAGCGCCTATTAGTATTCATAACGTTGCCTCCAAAACATTATTTAACTGTATAGTAATAATTGGTTTGCTTTCCGATAGTTATCAGCACCTTTTTCAGCTCAATGCATGAGTCGTGTACCTCATCAAGCTTATCCCTCAATTCGGATATTGTGATACCACCCTCGCCATTGTCATTTAGTCGATCATCGTATTCTCGACAAAGTGCATAATACTCAGACATGACTTTGTTGCGGGTATTAATTGCCTTATGGAGATCTTTCTCGGCCTTGGCAATCTGTCCGGTCATGCGCTTATGATAATAAAGAAGAAGGTCTAATGTTCGGATGTGGATACGCCCTTTATCATCGAGGTAGGTTTTCATTTTGTATTCCTTGATCTTCGCACGAATTGTGGTCTGACTCACATCGCAAAGAAAAGCAGCCTCCTGCACAGTGACAAATTGGTGTTTTGCAGAAAAAATTTCTTCCATTTACGTTACCTACCATTTTCACAAGTAATCTTGCTCAGAGTCTCGTTACTCGTCCGTACGTTCGTTATATTGCGGTATTTGCAATCGACTGATATGTAAAAAGGCCCATTATTATCGCCGATTCTGAGGCCGTCCAGAGCCTCACAGGAGGTCAGGGCAAACTTACAAAATTCAACATTTTTGCAGTTTTTACAGGGATTTGCTACAATATTCATGACATTTTTCTCCTTTTCAAAATGCAATTCTATCCGCAATAAAGTCATACTTGCTTGCGAATTTCAGGAAGCCAGTGATCTCTTCTTTGTTCAGAATCATCAGCTTACTTTTGTTTTCGTTAATTACTAATTGCACGACGTAAATATTGTTATCGAGCTGGGCGGTGCTATAATGAACCTCATATGTCTTATTGGTAGATTCCGTCATACTTTTCTTCCTCCTGATGCATAATAATCTTTTTGTGGTCGTTTACCATGGCAATCGCAGCATTGGTTTCATGATTAAAAATAAGCAGCTCCTTTGATTTAAGGAGCCGCTTTTTCATATCGGAAATATCTTTTCTTGTTGCATCTTTTGCAAGCATAATAATCAACCTTTCTTTTTAATATCTGATTAAGGCTCTGGTAATTTTCTCACTAAGATATTCTGAGTACCTACTTTGTATTGGATACCGTCAATTTCAACTAGTATCAATCCACTAGTGCCCATGTATATAACTTTTCCAGGACCTTCGACACAACCATCGGGCATATAAATCTTGATGTACCATTCATAATTGTCGGGATCTTCGTAATTGCTAGAACCTTCATCGCTATTTGCACAGCATCCGGCAAAAATACTAGCGCAAAGGCAGATCAATAGAACACACACAGCTATCGTCAATTTTGTCTGCATAATTATTCCTCCTCAATGGAATCCATTATATACCCCTTCATGTCGAAGACATACATCATGTCAACCAGCCGTCTTGGTGTGACTCGCTTGTAAACCGTCATCTGGCTATCTCTTGGCAAATATAAGTACACAGTAAAGGTGCCATCTCTGCGCTCCTTCACCGTGTAGTGCCTTATGAGATATCGTATTGCAATAATGGATGGGGTGTTTTGTGCGGTTATCTTCTTTGCTTTCATTAGTATTTCTCCTTAGTTTCCTTCGGCAGGTACTTCTTGAAAATTCCGTCATATCTGGACATCCCAAGAATATCACAGAAGTAGTGACGGGCAACCGCCATGGCAAAGCCTTTCTCGGGATCATTTACAGCACCTTCCTGGCATTTCACGACGGTCTTGCATCCGTCCTTCCAGTAAACGATTGTTGCAGGGCCATTGAAGATAACCTGCTTGATGGGGTTAGACGGAGCTGGCTTCTTGTTGGTGTTTTTCATGGTAGATTCTCCTTTTAAGATAGTTTGGCTAGACATAATTAGGTCTGCTAATGTATATGTGGCAGCTATGTCTGTGTCAATGTAGTCGTGGTAGACATACTTAGGGGTATAACCACAATCATAAAATGGCTTTATCTCAGGATAACCAAGCGTAATAATGTCCTCCGGTACAAGAAGGTTATATTTCCCATCCACCGAATAAAATTCAACAAAACCGTCATTTTCCTTTTTGAAAATAACATCATGAACGAGTGCTGGCAAACCGCCGGTACTAAAAGACGTCACTTTCATGCCCGGTTCAGGGTATTTTGTGTTTTTACCAGGGTATACCAATCTTTCACCGATCCTGTTGAGATACTTAACAGGAACCTCCGAAATGTATGGAGCCCAGGAAAATATAACCTCGGCTATCTTTCCGATATACCCAGGAACAAATTTAACAGCTCGAACAAGCCCTATGCGACCTCGATGCTGATCGTACAGCTTACTGATTATAGTTGGACGAGTTCCATCCAATGTGTCAGCCAGTTCAACATAGTCCCCACGCCTAATTTCGTTTTCCATAAGTTTCTCCTTTTCATATTTTTTGTAATTGTCAATGATTTTATCCATTTCTTTGTATATAGAACTCTTCACGTCTAAAGTCGTTGGTATGACCTTTGATGTTTCGTGGCTGCCAAAGAAACGCATGATTCGGGGTGCGCCGTATATAAAGATTTCTTCTTTAAAAGGGCCATAATATGTTTCATCATCTGTGGCTATACTATAGTAAACACTTATTTGCGCATTTCTTACAAAATTGATATATTTTGCGCACTTCCATGCTCCGATGCAGGTTCGAAAGGTCATCCCGGGTTCCGGAATACTTCCAGATTTGCACACCCCGATTGATAGCAAAAGATCGATAGGAACTTCAGCAATATAAGGTACCCCGCTGAAAATAACCTCCGCGACTTGTCTGGAAGCTCCTCCAACATACTTTACCAGGCGTACAAGACCGATTTTTCCGTAATGCCTCGAGTATAATGCCTGTGTAATCGGGACCTCACTGGAGCAGCCATAATAGTCGAGTGTTACATAGGTGCCACGCCTAATTTCGTTCTCCATAATTTTCTCCTTTTCAATTTGTCAAAAATAAAAAGAAGGAGGAGTTGTAGTCCGTCCTTCTTTCACTCATAAATTAAGCGAAATATACTTCATATCCCTCCTCCTTAGCCTTAGCCATTTCTTCGGCTTCGAATTCGTGTTTTTCTTTTCTATCTAAAACACTAAACAGATATATGCACATCAGCATAAATAATCCAAGAGCAACGTTAGCCATAATAATTTCTCCTTTTAATAAATAAAAATGTTACTAATATTACATAAAGAGTCGCTCTTCTCTTCATTATAATGGTTGAAATATTTGCGAATTTTTTTGTGGCCACAAACTTAATAGTATCGATTTGGCTTTCTTTTTCTCCGTTTTACCATCTTGTCTCGGATTTGATAGCCACGTTCGTTTATATACAGCCGAACACTTTCGGTAGGTCCTTTCATTGCTTCCCGTTCTTTTTCTGCTAATTTCTTATCGTTAGCATAATCTTCACAGGAAGCATGGCACGTTGCGGTTCTTCGCGTGCAGCCATGGCAGTGATACGTCATCTCTTGTCCTCTTTCTCATATAATTCGTAAATATTAGACATCATCTTACTAAGCTGAAGCTCGCTCCATCCATCGCGATACTCATAGGTGTAGGTGTATCCACCACGTCTCAAATCTTTTGAGACACATACTGTAACACGATCATGAGGATCGAGACTATCGCCTTCATAGAACATAAAAACATGGATGCCAATTGAAACTAACTTCTGTAGTTCCTTGATAGGCTGCCATGATCCAAAATACATATAAAGGCGATCTGGGTATTCCTGAAAGATGGAGTCATTAAAATTAACCTTTGTAGGCATCATCATCCAATCCTCTCAAGTACGTTTCCATTCGTCTTCAAGAGGACAGAGCCCCATTCAGAGAATTCAGGATAGGTGAAATTGTGGACATATGCGATCGGACGCATTTCCTTTAAATCCTCTCTTTCTTGCTCCCAATCAGACTCGTCAGAAGAAATCGTGAGAAGGGTGAGCATGTCACCAAGTTCTTCATAACGGTTATAAATTGCAGCGTATACTCGGCAACCATATGTGCCCTCAACCGACTCTACAGCTTGCTTAAGAGCATCATTATCTTTGAGAATATAAACCCGATCGACATGGAACCAATTCCAATAGAACCAATCTCCATAGAAGGGGATAAGCCTAGTACCCTCATCCATCTCAAAGCATGCATATGTGATTGTAGCAGGGTTACCAAGAATATGCATACGCGCTTTTATCTCATTAACAATTGCACCGGCATTTTTCTCGTAATCCATTTTAATCCTCCTTATTTATGAGCTCGAAGCTTCTGTTTTTACAACGACAGAAAGCCATGGGACATTCCAACTCCATGCCGATATACAAGAGCGTCTTTGTCTCATTTGCACCTATTTCAGTAAAATCTGGTTCGAATGTGGTCATAGATGTTCTTGTGATGTAATTGCCTTCATCCTCGGTCGCATCATACACGCAGCCACATTCCTTACAGACAAACCGAAATATCCGTCTTCGGTCCTTACCGTTGGTGACGATCGCAATCATTCAGAAACCTCCTTTTTACGCCTTACCATCGGGAATATCCATCCAGTCATTGTATTTACTCCAATCTGATCATATTCAAGTTTCCCCTTCGGGTAAGCTTTTTCACAGCGCGTGCAGGTGAAGTGTGGGTCTCGTCCACCGCTTTTATCATATAACGAACCACCACATGAGCAGTATACGGATCTATAACCGCCCTCAAAAGCTTTGAGATTCATGATGCTCTCTAAAATTCTGCGGTAAATAATATCATTAGGATTCCCAGCATACCTAGCTTCTGCGTTGAGATTAATCGTCTTGCTGCTGTAGGATTCTTCAGAACGAACCTTTATTCTTACACGGTTTTCTTCTACCGGAATAATATCCAGTTCATATCCATACCCCTGAAGTAAATTGATAATCTTGATAATATCAATTTTCATGACCATCTCACTCCCTATATTTAACAGGAAATACCCATCCCGTTTCGTGATTCACGATGATCTTGTCGTATTCTAATTCCTGCGGCATGTAGATACGCCTACATTTGGAACAGCGGAAGGTTCCTGGTTGCTCACGTCCATTATTGCTAATAAGTCCACCACAGCTGCACGTTACAAACTCGGTATCATCGCCAATTCCAACATTCAGTTTCTCAATTGCCATCAAAATAGCCCGAAAAATAATAAGATTTGTATCTCCTAACATTGAGGGTTCGGTAATATCAAATGTCGTATGCACAAAGTGCTCGCCATCGTCAATCACAACCGATACGTTATCATCATCACATGAGTTGATCCGCGCGCTAAATCCGCGACTGTGCAAAAGGGTTAGGAAGTAAAGAAAATCAAATCCCTCTAGACTCATTTTTACCTCCACCCGATAACTTCATATTCAGGATACTTTGCAACAAATCGTTGGATGGCCTGTTCACCATTCTTTGCCCTTATTCTCTTGCTATGGATGAGTTTTTCGTTTATATAAACGTCATACTCCCGATCGGGGTAATTGAAATCAAACGGCAGCGCCGCTTCTTTGGGATCGATGTATTCAACAATAAACTGGAAGGTCATGGTTATTCTCCTTTCGTGTCAGCAACGATTCTGACTTTGTATCCAAGCTTTTTCTCGATTTCATCGAGGGTAAGATCATGAATCTTAGGCTCCACAATAATATCCGTGTAGAAAGCATTGATGGTTTTATTAGTTAATGGGTCTGTTACATTGTCTTCGTGGAGATTCAGACTATCAGATATCTTGATAAAAGCCAACTCGTTTGTCGCCATGCAATTACAGAGATCAACAAGGCCCAAGTTCGGTGCATACCAAAGTGAGCATGGAAAATCAACTTTCGGCAGTGTAACCAAATGTTTTCCACGGTTATCCTCACACTCGTATTCAAGGTGCATAAACCACTCGTCGCCCTCACGAAAAATATTAGCCTTCTTCAACATTTTTAACTTCCTCCAGTCGTTTTCTTTCTCTTTCGATCTTAATATCAATAGCGCGGTTTACGTCATAATAGCTGTTTTTCATGGCCATTACGACGTAATTAATGCATATACAAACATCTGCAAGTTCTTCCAAGACAGCAAGTCGGTTTTCGGAACAATCCGGATCTCGGAGATACTTACTGATCGCCTGAATCAGCTCTGCACATTCCTCCTGTGCTATTCTGAGCTTTTTCTCCCCACCATCCGTGTCGAAGCTGTCGGTAACAACAGAATAGTATTTATTCTGATTTAGAATAAAGCCGTCTTTTCGTTTATTCAGTTCGTCGAGGAACTCTTTTTGGTTCATTTTTATAACCTCCATAAAAACAAAATAAGAGGCAGCGACACAAAAATACAGCGTGTCACCGCCTCTCATATATGTGGTTGTAATTTATGCGACCATAAAGAAATGTTTCCAAAGAATTGGATGCTTCTTTATCTTTTCGACCAGACGCAATGCTACCTCGGCATTCACATTCTCCCAGTTTCCAGTATCAATCACGTATCCGTTTTCGGAGATAAGCAATTTCTGGATAAGAATAGAGAATTCAAAGCCGTTGAGATAGCCCTGTATTTCTGCATTATCCAGAATATCACTTGTTTTTTGTGCTGGCTTTAGCATCATTTCTTTATAATATGCTGCTAAAGCACTGCGCATAACATCCGATTTTGTAGAATCAGTCTCTTTGCAGATCTTATCGAGGATGTTATTTTCGTCCTCATTCAATCGGATTCTACATGCGATATTTCTTGTGCTTTCTTTTTGTTTTTCTGCCATAAATATCATTCTCCTTTTAATTATATGATTTTAAATTTCTCATGTCCTTGATTCATAAAACGCTTTTCTCTTTCCTGATACTCTTCTTTTGTAATTTCTCTGGTCTGGCCAGTTTGATCAAAATATCTATTGATCTCCACACGTTCACCATCGGGTTTTATGACATAGAAAACTGCAGTAGTATCCCAATCACCGTTCTTAGGATCGGTAAGACCTTGGTACATATAAACCTTATAGGAATTGCTCTCAGGGCAATAGGGCATGGTGATCGGAAACATTTCATGAATAAGATGGACGATCATTCCACTATGCCAACCAACTGTTGGGTGGTCTATACAATAAGTAATCACACGGTCGTTATCGACATATTTTACAGTTCCATCGGGGTAAATATCTTTCCAGAAAGAACCCATACGGCTGCATTGTAAATTCTTAACAAGACCGGTATTGACGAATCCAACTTCGTGCCAAATATCAGGCGTATCCTCGATGGGCGTTAGCGGTTTGCATTGGACAAGTCGATTAAGAATATTCATTGTAATCCCAATGCTGCAACCAGAATGCTCATCTTCCATAAGGCTTTTGTACGCCTTAAACGCGCTTTCATAACACGCAACGCCATAATCCCATTCGTTTGGGTCCTTGTCACCGCGCTCATGCTTACATGCAATTTCGATTTCTCTTTTTGCCCATTCCAACATATTCATTTAGTTTTTCTCCTTTCGAAAATATCAATTACTCAAACCAACGTTTCCCTTCTTTTTGCACATAATCCGGACATTTATCGGCAACACCATTCGGTTCAATTGTAAAAGCAAGATCGAGTGAACCATGTAGGTCACAATAATCCTCAGTCCAACCAAGAAATTCTGCTTCACTATGATGTACGCAATCGCGGCACCATTTTTTTCCGGCTTCGGCTTTTCTTGCGATCTCTTGACGCCACTCATCATAATTGTATGTTTTGCCGTTATACCTTACCTTCATTTCTAAAGAATCCTTCCGAATTAAATCAGTATCTTTTATTCCAAGTCTTTATCTGTTTTTCAATAGGCATATTGGATATAAGCCAAGTGTCCAAATACTTCATATTGCAAGTTCGTTTATGGTATGGTCGAATATACATCCTATCCATGCACACATCAATAATGGATCGTCCGCCACAAAATGGACAAGGCTTTGGTACTTCGAGTCTACTCATAAATATCAACCAACCTTTCCAAAGAATTCTTCCAAATCGAACCATTTATCCTTGATGATATTGCCAATCTTAGTTACTGTAGAGCCCCAGCCGTTATCCTCGAAGCGAATATACTTTCCGGGAAGGTCCTCCCATTTATCCACGCCGACTACCTCCAAGACCTTGGATATTGCTTCCATGGACTCAGCTCGGAACACTCTTGTCTGAGTAGCAGAGTCGAATTCATCAAGACAATATCCTCCGACACCACAATTGAAACTGTCCGCACCAATATAAATCATGAACGTCATAATTCCATGATCTTCTCTTCCGAGCATTGTGGAACTGATTTTTGCATTTTTAATTTCCATGCTTTTCTCCTTGTCTTGTAACAAATTCCATATAATAATTAACGCCATTGGAAGACCCGACAAGTTTCATCTCGGTCTCTTCTTTAGAAATATATCGGTATCTCTCATCGGTTGTATGAGAGCATTCAGGATATGAGCACTCAACACATTTACGCATATTACATAAATAAGCATATCTTGCCAGCATCTATTTTCTCATCCTTTCCAAAGAATTTTTCTAAATCGAACACCTTAAACATATCTGAATGTATTCCGATCGATAAAGATTGGAATGAACCCAAATAGAAAATATCCTGTGTAATAATATTTTGTAAAGGTCTTCCTGTCATATCTTGTCCAAGTTCTTTTGATTAGCATAAATGTAATTCTCCTTTTAACCAATATCATAAATGCCAACAACAGCACCCATATCAAGATTTTGTTTTGTGTTATAATGGAAATTATCTAGCTTCTCTCCATTTTTGTCCGTCACACGGATCCGACCAGAGCCATCTCCGTCGACTCGTACGAGGAGATTTCTGCTTGCCCCAGCGTGTCCAAGATACTCAATATGTCTAAGGAGCTTAAGCACAGTGTTAACGTCTTCTTCTCTTCCTCTAATGGTTACAGTTCGTTCAGTCATTGTTTTACCTCCTCATATGTCTTTTCAAAAATATCAGGTTTACATGGATAGAATTCTCCATTAATGCCACGGATGATCCAGTCGCCTTTTCTTGCGTAGTGGTTTCCTTCGAGCGTCTCGATAATTACTGAATCCTTGTCAAAAGAATACGGGAAGCTAATATGCCCGACAAAATCAGCAATTTCTTCGTAATTATCCCCAGTCCATTGAACTGCCTGGACCTTGACAGGCTTTTTGGCGAATGTTTTAATCATTTAACATACCTTTCATTCCATAGCTCATGAGTTTCTTGATTGCCGTTTTGCGTTTCACTCCACCGGTTCTCCCTTCATAAACGCATCGAATTTTTGTGTACACTCCGGGCAAAGAAGATGTCCATATTGCCTAGTATTACCCCAGCCAATTGGAGGTTCCATATCCCTTAGAAAAGTCGGCTCACGGTCCTTCGGACGACATTCTTCCATTGTCCTATAGGCAATTTGTTTGCATCTATAGCATTCGAATTGGATACAGATTGTTCTTCCGTCTTCTTTGAATCGATCAAACGTCATTTTTATCATCCTCCGGTTCATTAAATATTCCAGTAATCAGCTCCGAATAAGGCAGGCCCTCAATCCAGTCGCAGAAGGTATGCCATTCATCAAGCTTATGATTCCGACGGGATTTGTAAATGTTCGCCAGAACCTCATAATTCAGCATGACTGTCCGGCGCTGGTTGTAAGAGCTCGGAAGGAGCTGAATGAGCTGCCACCAGTATTCTTTGTCTTTTGTGGTAAGGTATTTACCCCTATAATAATTGAGGACGTTAATTGTCAGGTTAAGAAGATGAAGTCCCCCGCATCCAATATGAGGAGCACCATTTATTACAGGCTCATCGGCTTCATTGCAAGAATATAAATCATAGTCAATGAGATGTTCACACGAGAAATCCTCCAGTGTAAATTCCTTATCCGCAATCTTATGCATCGTAGAGCAGGAATTGGCAACAGTGCCAACTTTGTATGTATCGAACTCCTTCCACCAATACAGCGGAGCCGTAATATCAACATACACATTAATCATCCGCATGAACTTACGATGATCCGTACCTGCATTGCGAAGACGTTTCATGAGATCCCGGTCATTTGTGCCAATAACAAACGGTATTCCATCTCCGTAATCCTCAGCGATAATGTGTTCCGTCGTTACCTTGTCTGCATATACGTAACCGCTATCGCCATTATCCCAAGAATTCATCGGATTACGCATGCCTCTGATGGCCGCTTCCCAACCCATAACATCAACGTTTTCAATTTTAATCATAAATATCATTCTCCTTTTTCGTTTTCTTCACTCTTCAGGTTTGCTAGGCTCAGGATTTCGAACCATAATTCCTCCATTAAGAGACGGCGCCATGCCAGTTCTGTTATACATCTCTGCACAGATCATTTGCTTTAGCAGTCTTTCACTTTTTCGTTTATCAAGTTTTTTAGGTTTAGGTGGAAGCTCACCATTCGCTGCAGCTATGGCGGTAGGATTATATTTGTGCTGGCCCATATTAACCTCCTCAAATATCAACCTTTGGATACACGTTTTTCATTTTCTTCGAACTTCTCTCGAATCTTCTTCAGAATGGTTTCAACCGTTTTCCTTGTTTTTGGTGCAAGCTTAATATACTTTGAATGTTTCTCATACCACGAGAAAATTTCTGTCAGATCACCTTTCCCCCAGCTAAAAGACCACCAGTCGCAGATCATTTCGATAATGTACTCGTAGGGCATTTCAAGGATGACCTCGCCTTCCTCTGGTTCGTCATTAATTAGCACCCAATGCTGCCAATGGTGCGGATTTCGGTGAATATGCTTAAGCCACGCCTGTTTGAATGCCATTACGACGCCATAGGAGCGGTTCTTTCCATAGAAATAGTTATCATAGGCATTGTATTCATCAGGGTCGTTCTTCGACTCGTCATGATGTAACCACAGCGTTGCGGGATATTCATCCATACCGTCGAAAATCTCTGGTAGATTTTTATAAAGCCAGTTGTATCCTTTGCCAACGTTGGCTCTATGATTATTCAAGTAAGCATCGTATTCTTTTGACATTATTTTGCCTCCAAATCTTTCTCATTTTTCCACTCATTAACCTTATGAAGTTCACCATCAAAGTGCTTATAAAAGCATCCCATACAAATCAGCATATGCCCACCGAAACTGTATGAATCATCAATACTTACAGGCTTCTTGCATATCACGCATCGATGACGCGGTACGGAAGAAGCTTCAACTCCGAATCTCTGAAAGACTTCAATATTTACGATATCGATGTCATGGTCGTATTCAATTCTACTCATAAAATATCATCACTCCTCTTCTTTACTTCTTTTTCTAAGATTCTAATACTTCGATTGAAATTCTTCTTACGAGTCTTTCGCTTTCTGGCGTGCTTAGCCAAATGGACAATCTTCTTGTTTGGACAGCAATTGTATACCAAACTGCAAATGCCGAACAATTTATTCGGAGCTTCTTCTAACAGTTTAGCGGAGATTTCAATCGAGTCAAAATACGCTAACTTGGGAATATAAATGTAATCATCGGCGCGTTCTTCAGGTTCTTCGATTGTGCTAATACTGGAAATTTCAAGCATTGCTAAAGGTTCATACCCATTGCCAGTAGATGCAACATAAAACTTGCCCTTATTCATGAATATCAATCACTCCTTTTTTAATTGACTGGTATTAGTCTTCTTCCAAATGTATTTGCCATTTTCGAATACACAATTTCCGTTTGTTTTCTTCAGACAAAAATACCAGCTATGCCCAAGCCACCAAAATATAATAATTCCGCCCGATCTCATGTTTTCCTTAAGCATAGGACTGTAAAACCATCTGAATTTGTTTCTGCCATAAAGGCGTTTTCCAAAACTAATTTTCATAAGTATTATTCCTCCTTTGTTAAAGCAGTGAATCCGGACCGTACATATCGATAAACGTTGTCATATCCTGCACCCTGAGAAATCCCAGTAGCCTTGCCGCGCGGTCGATTTTAACCGCAGTGTAGAATAGCTCACGCTGCTTATCAAATGGCAGTGACTTAATCGTATCGATTGTTTTTGGAAATTTGGACATATCAATAGACATAATAAGTGCAAGACCTTTAAGCTTGTCTTCGGTACTTACGGGTCTTCGAATTACAATCTTTTGAATTTCCATTATTTAAGCCTCTCTATAGTATATTTTCCGAGAACCTTTCTCCCAATATCAGCCGCATTTTTAACAGTCCATGGACTACAGCCAATGTCTTTTGAACACTCGACAAAAGATGCATATTCCTTTTTAGTCTCAACAACTCTACATGGGCATCTCACGCCAGGAGTTTTGACATTAAAAAGTTTCCGTGCCATGCGTAGCTCATCATAGTACATTGTATTGGATTTGGAATTTGGAAGCTTAAATGATTCAGTAGTTCCGTCTGGCTTCTTGATCCGATACCATAAATTGTCGCGATGTACATAATCAACGATCCCGCCATGTTTGTGATCCCCGATGTTAGGCATCGACTTTCTTACCAGTTCAATAGAGTATCCCAATTTATGCACTCCTTTTGAAAATATAAAAATTGGAACCCGATGTAAAAACACCAGGTTCCTAATTTTAGGATTACTTATTTGCCGGGTAAACCTTTTTTCCCTCTCTTCTAAGGATGTCTTTGAAGATCTGACAAGATTCTACAGATCCCTCCTTTATGGATTCTGCAAAGTCCCATTTTAACCCTCTCCGGTTGTCGATAGCGTAGATTTCTGTGATGCCAGGATTTCTTTCCAGCATTTCTTCAATCACTCGCTTCTCTAACCAGATTGAGTAGTTTTCGCTCACTATAAATTCATAGTTCAGAACCTTATAGTTCTTGTCTGGTCCTCCGAGACCGTAATAAAAGATTTGATTAATAGATTTCATAGGCAAATTGCCTCCTTTCTATTATATGAATAGAAAATCTTGCGAGATCAGCCTTTATCCGCCCGCTTGGAGCGCACAGAATCCTTCTTACTCGCGAGCTTAAAGTTTACCGGCTTGCTTGAACCCCAATTCCAGAACTGCTCCAAGCAGCTTGTGCAAGGCTCATCAGACTGAAGAACATCCTTGTATTTGCAGAGTTTGCAATGGGACTCGAAATCGACCTCGACCTGGACAATATCAGGCATTGACCCAATCCCTCCAGTTCATTGCAAAGTAGCTGGCCGTCCGCTTACCGTCAGTCCGCATGTGACGGTTGAAATGACGGATTCCGGCCTTTCTCATGTTATTACGGGCAATGTTACGAAGATACTTTCGCATAGTTTGTTACTCCTTTCACTTTATCCATAGAGGATACATAACGTGTTTCGTTGAATTTCTTTTTGCTTCTGAGCGACCGTGCGATGGCGATATCGATTGGTGCTCGGCTCTTAAGATGATAGTAATATAAATTATGATATGGTGTGTTCAGACGGTCAATCCGTCCCATAGATTGCTCCAAGCACCGGTAAGAATAGGTCTGGGAATAGAATATAATTGTGTCTGTTTTTATGCAGTTCCATCCCTCAGCACCAGCATTGTATTGGACTAAGTAAACCCATCGGTCACTATCCGGTATTTCCTGATGCTTATGACCGTTCCACTCGGCAATGATAGTTCCATCTTCATAAGGAATTTCCTTGAGAATATTCAACTCGTAGTCAAAGTTATAGAAGATGATAACTTTCGGCCTATGACGGCAAATATCAAGGATTTTCTCAACTCTTGATGGGTCTTCATTTACACATCTTCGCCAAACAGAGCATAGTTCGGAAATATTCCCTATAGGAGCTTCTGTGTATGGATTAAACCGGGTCTCTGTAATCTTCTTGTAGCCTGCAATGTCATAGGTACAAAAAATATCAATATTATTTCGCACAGTATCCCGGATGAAATCCATATCAACAAGAATTCGATTCCGAAGCCGAATCAGGCGCTGAACATTTATATAACGGTCAATTTGCGGGAATTTGGAATACGGCTTAAATATCACATGATCAGCATTAAACTGTGTTTTATTTCGGTAAAACCCATTGGCGATAAATACGGGAATATAATCTGACCAAGTATCCCCAGGTGTAGCTGACAAAAGAATCCACTGGTTCTTTTTTGTTATATCGAGAAAGGCATGTGTCCATTCGCCATAACCGACAACTCGCTGTTCATCAAATATAAATACGGCGTCGCTAACATTTGTGTATTTCTTGATATTGTTCCAGCTATCCACAACAACTTTATTGGAATAGAAATTAGTCTTGTCTGTGGCAAGGAGAAAAGGAATTAACTCGCATTCCCATTCCTTTGTGTCCCGTTTACGGGCAGTCGTGATTATATAAAGATCCTTGGGAGGATCCCGCATTTTACTGTAGGACCCTCCCGTAAGAGTTGACATTTGACCACCATTAAGCAGGTAATACCAAGCGATTGCTGTTATGGACTTTCCACTTCCAACGCCACCACAGAGAATACAACCATTCGTAATATTCTCAAGCGATTTCAGTTGATGGTCATACAGCCTTATTTGGGCCAAGCTTTGTCACCAGCCTATCCAAATACCACTTAGCCTTTCGGATATCTTCACTATAATTGTCCTTCAACGGCGCTCTCCAGAGGTATTTGATGACCTGCCACACGAGACCTGCATGAACTGGACTCCCATAATTGCAGACACAGGCATCAATCGCATCGATACACTCAATATCGCCAGAGGTATAATGCGGCGGATGGTTTACCCGATCCACCGGCTTAACTGGTTCCTTCATATTTACATCCTGATCGAGATAGTCATCGTAAGACTGCATATCAAATCCTCCTTAGAACGGCACATTTTCGTCATCATCGCCAGGAGCCGGATTAAACTCACCAGCTCTGCTCATGGCATCTTCAAGTAATGCGGCATACTTGAGATCCAGATCGTCCTCTTCGATGGTGACGTATGCGGTCTTCAAATACGCCTTAATGCCAGACCGACCCGCAGCAGTCCACTTGCTGGGACTAAGCATCAGGTCGATCGTCTTAATCGCTGCACTATCCAGCTGGCCGACGGTGGTTTCATCCAGGAAGGTCACCTTCTTGCTGGATTCGCCGATCATAACAATCTTGGGAGGATAGTTATCGAACCGAGCCTCAACAGGGAGAGTATGGAACATCACACTGGGATCTGCCTTGCTAGGCTTATGGCGAACATTCCAGCCGTCAGCCTCCAGTGCCGCGGCCTCATCCTCGTCGAGAACCACGTGGAAGGTTCTGCGTCCGGGATGGTATTCGTCCCGAGTTCCGGAAAAGTTTTTGTAGATAATAGATGCGTTTTCAATCTTGAGGTTTTCCATAATTATTTAGCTCCTTTTCTTTTAAACAATGTGAATATAAAAATGAATGTTACTCCGGCTTGCTACCGGACGATTGATAAGGTTGAACAAAAGATTAACGCCCGCAACAGCTCCGATAATTCCGGCTGCCACGAGCGCATAGTCCTTCCAATTTTCCTTAAGGTCTTTTTTCAGCTTGGCCTTGACACCTTCTACGGCGATTTCACCGACTGTATCCTGTGCTTTTTCTTTCAACATATGTTTCTCCTTTCAAATATCAGCTTGTAAACCACTCAAAGTCTCCGTATTTGCTGACGGCAGCCTTTGCATCGTCCACGAGAGAAATATAAAAGTTCTCGTCAACCAAATTCTTTTTATTGGAAATTCGAACCATCTCAGATTCCATCCAGCGATATTCAGTAGCGCCAGGTGCGTTAACATATTTGGTTTCTCCGGTCTTCTTATCCTCACGTTTTGCAAGTAGCTTTGCTCCACCAGCACCGTTTTTCATAGGAGTAAACTGACCAACCTTACCGACGAATCGATAGTTATGCTCTCCTTCCGGAAGTTCCTCGTTAAAGTCCAAATATAAGGCACCTTCTTTGGACGATTTCACCTCACATTTGTCCTCGAAGTCAACTGGCTGCTTAGAGAACAGCGTCTTGAACACATATGGAACCTGGAACTGAGTGCCTGTTGCTGTCCAATAGCCATTCTCTTCCAGATAGGAAGGCTCGTTCTCTTCTGGCAAATATCCATATGTCTGCTGACACCACTCAGGAGTAGCTGCCTTCGCTACATATACAGCATTGTTTACAAGACAGATCTTCTCATAAGTTGCCTCGTGCTCAAAAGTGTAGCCATATTTCTTAGCGAAGTCCATACAGAACTGGATGATTTCAGGAGTAGCCTCGGCAATCTTAATAGAATCCGTCTTGACATGGATTATCCTGAAGCCCTTGGCAGTAACTTCATCAAACAGAGTTTTCATGAACAATGCACCACGCAGAGCTACAATATTATTGACATTCCGTTTGTCATAGAACGGGTTCTCAAATCTGGCAGAAGTAAGACCGTACACAGCATTGATCGGAATCTTCAAAGCCTTAGAAAGCTTCTTTGCCATCTTTGGATCATCCAAATATTTTGCAAGCTTTCCACCAAATAGCTTCTTTGCGGATTCATAGTCCTTATGTTTGATGTAAATTCGAGCCTGCAATAGTTGTTTGAAGTTTTCTGTGTGCTTACCGAAGAACATTAGTGCAACTGCGGAATTTGGATGCATACTGGCAATATCCAATAGAGCCACATTGAGATAGATTCCTGGATCACCATAGACCCACCCGCCTCGACCAAGATCAACGCCACGGAACATGTTCTTTCCGTCTTTAAACTCATATCCAGGGAAAGAATTGATCTCCTTAGACCCCTCAACACCGGGCGGAAGCTCTTGCTCGCCAGTATCCATGTGCGTATAGACCAGCTGAGTATGCTTCTTGTCCGCGCCAAATATAATCTGAGCGGTCAAATCATTGGTTTTAGTGTTGACGGACATACCAGCCAGGTCTGCCAAAATCTCACGAGCGAGGAAGTCGGTTGGCTCCAAATAGTCAAACAGTGCTTCGGTAGCAACCACATCATTCTCGCAGTATTCGGCGACTTTGTCCCAATCTTTCTCCGGTACTGGTTCATCCCACGGGAATTCAAGCTCCAAATGATGAATACCAAGCGCAATTTCCCACTTCTTAAGGCTCTGCTTAGTCGAAGAGAAGTCGTAAATATCTGTGTAGCTAAGGTTATAAGCCCCGCCAAATTTACCGCGCTTCTCCTTGATGATACTCTTAGAAAGTTTGTAAATATCCTCGTTGGTGTATTTCATCATTCTGGCATAAAGAATATGGTTATCATAATCCCGGTTATTGAAACCAACCAGACGCATTTTACACAAAAGCTCGATTTGATCAGAAGTTGGATTGATCAGACGGACGCAAGGTTCACCCCTGGGTTTGTAGACCACCACGAATAGGTTCGGGAAGACTTCCACATCGAAGAATACCAGCTTATCGCCAACTGCATCAGCACAGACCGATTCCTCTTCGGATTTGAACTTCATCTCAGAAACCTTCTTCAGGCAATACTGAGAGTTGTGGGTACTCCGAAGGGCGAACGCCTGAATATCCGGAATCATGTTTGTTACGTCGTACACCATTCCGGACTTATAAGCTTTCTCCAGATCTTCATAAATCAGGTTGATGCTTGGTTTTGTGTATGGAACATTCTTCTTCAGAAGATTTCGTGCAATACAAGCCCTAAGGTGCTTTTCATCAGCGAAGCCTTTCCAATCGACCACTTTCTTTTCCTCCTTTATTGGTAATCCGGAGCTGATTGTGGCAATAGGAATATCATTGCATCTGCTAAGCCTGCGTCGCATGGAACTCCCGCCTGTAAAGACTTTGATCTCAACATCTTGAGAATATAATGCGCTCAGCTTGGATGCATCTCCTGTGTAATAGTACACAAGATGGATTCCTTCACCTCCTTTACTGAGCTCCGCATAAGTCTTAGGCCATTTACTCGCTGCCTCCGCATTCAGCTTAAATGACTTATTTCCTTGTGGGTCTTTCAGATCGAAGTCGATAAACACAACATTTCGATCCTCTGGGATGTTTACATAATGCAAGAGATTTGTTGAAATATCACTCAGCTTTGTTGTAACATCCGCCCACCTTTTTAATGGTGTTCCCGATTGTGTGGCGTATTGGGCAGGACAATCTGCAAACTCCTTATCGAACAGAGATTCAGTGCAGTTCATTGGGAAATCAACTTCAGAAATATCAAGATCGCGGTCTGATTCAGGCACCTCGAATTTCTTGCTAAGAAACCCTCGATAATAATTCCAAACGCGAGTGCCGTTTTCCAGTGTTAATCTCTCATGAAACTCCTTGAAATAGGATTTCAGTTCCTCCTTGAACAGCATTTGAGAATATCCATACGCCACATTCGCCTCAGCATTGTAGTTTTTATAGAGTTCCCAAGCCTGCTTCATGGAGATCCCATCATCCTGTTTGAATTTGTCGTAATTGTCAAGCACATAGTTATAGAAGCTGTTTGATGCGCCCATCATGGCCAGGGGAATGTACTCGTCATAACGACGCGGATCTGCCTCAAATACTTCTTTACAATGTGCCGCAATTCCGCCAAGTTCAAATTTGACATCGTTCATGAGCTTATGATAGCGTTCTGCTGGAATCCGATTTCCGCTTGGCGATACATCTATCAGACGCCGAATGATACCTGACTTTGCATCGGTTATCCGTACCGGCTTGTTTGTACCCATGAATAGAAATGTGTTGAATCTGGCAGGATATGACGACTTAAATTTCTCGTTAACAGTCATTACTTCATGAGAAACAAGACTATTAAGCCTGGTGTTATCCTCGATTTTACTCAAGTTTCCATCATGCTGGATACCAACAAGGGGATTAGACCGGAACGATTCAAGAGCAAAAGAACTATTCGGATTGCCAAGAGCCTGAGCATCAAAAGCCGCACAATACCCTTCGAAAAGAAGCTGGATAATATTTATAATCGTACCTTTACCAGCTCCAGGTGCACCATACATGACGATAAACTTCTGAATCTTTTTGGATTCTCCTGTGACGATTGCACCGATTGCCCATTCAAGCTTCATCCGTTCCTCTGGAGAATATAATGTTCCGATAATCTCATCCCAGGCAGGCGTTGGCGCAGATTCATAAGAATATGGTAGGCGTCTGCTTACATAGCTCTCCTTTGTTACAGTGTCATTGGCAAATGTTAGAGCCTCGTCAAGGGGATGAAAACTGTCCCGACATTGCTTCTGAACAAACTTATGCCATTTGTCAATGGAACCGCTATCCGTATCCCACATGTACATGACCTGCACATAGAAATCCGAATAATCGCTCTTGTGCTCTTTGTAAAATTTTTCCAGTTCAGCATCGATCAACTTTACAGCCGTGTTTTCATCCGTAGACCAGAGATTCTTTTCAGCATCCCAGATTGCGTAGAAATCGCCGCCACGCACCATAAGATCAGAGCTTGGACAATATATAAATTTGGGGTAGATTTCGAGAACCCCCTTTTTGGGTTGTCGCGTGGCAACCCTCAGAAAGTCCAGCATCGACTTTATTTCTCCTTTCAGTTTATACTTTACACGTCCATAGACTCGTTCACCTCATCCAGAAACCAATTCATTTGGTGCCAAATTTCGGCTTTTCGCATATCAACGTTACGATTTCTAACGGTAAATAGTCCGCCACGCCCGTTCCTACAATATGAGCGAGCCAGGAGAACATCAATCGCCCTCCTGGCCACGGTTTCATCAAAATATCCATCAGTTAGATCGGCGATGCCAAGACTGTTCAACATCTCGTAAAGCCACATTCCCGTCCTATCGCCAAGCTCGGCATCGGACATAAATTGCTTTTCAGAACGATCGGCGACGGATATCATAAGCTCCAGCATATTGCATGGTGCGGTCAAATAGCTTCGAATGTTCTGGTATTGGTAAATATCAGCAAAGGTATCTCTTAGGCATACCCCATCGGCAGCTCGGTTGCGGTCACGATCGATGATCCACACGAACTCCCGAGAATATAAATACTCGAATAGCTCTCTGTAATCACCAAAGCCTTCGCACAACCCGAACGCCAATGATACAAGCCATTCTCGGTACTCATATTCAATTGGGTTCATGCGTTAATCCCTCGCTTCCCCGCCAAGGAACACTCCTGTCTGCTCCGTATAGGTCTTATCGTTTGTGACGACTTCATAGTCAATCTGACGGTCTTTATTGCGGACGTAAATGGCATCATACGGATTCCCACTATTCAGTGCCGCATCGTATACACCGGCTCCAATTGTCTCATCAACGTCAAGAATATCATCGTCATCATCCCGTGCCAAAGTGCCATCCGCATACACCACGACCGTCATCTTGTCGTAGTCATGATCGTACATATAGTTCTCATCAGAGATCAGCACAAACGGCTCCTCAGTTTCTTCGGACTTGTTCTCAAGCGGCACCGGGTCAACAGGATCCTCCTTCGTAATCGTGGAATACGCAGTGTAATCCGTCTTCTCAGGATTCTTCTGAACAACGGATGGCTCAGTATCGTCCTTTACAATGCTCTTGACAATCTCGGCAGGCGCAGGTTTGTTGCGGTTTTTTGCGCTAACCTCAGCAAGCTTTTTATTGTAGTACGATCTGGACTCCTCATAAGCCTTATTCACCTGCTCGTCACAGCGCCGACGCATAGCCAGAACGCCAATAGCGCCTCCGACAATCAAACCACCAAGAAAGCACAAAGGTTCCTTAAAACTCATATTTATCTCCTTTCATCTTCGTAACCATAGATCTTTTCCAGCATCATCGCAAATATCAAAAGATACGCTGATACTTGAAGATCTTATCCTTGATATACCGGCAGCCATTGAATGTCAGAAGAATCGAATTCGTGAAGGCATCCAATGCATCGATCTTCATACAACCCTGCTCGGGATCGACATCATACAGTCCGAGGTCGACAACTGCATGAGGCGTCTCGTCATCGATAACCCAGCCAACATCCTGGCCATAAGAGGTTGTCGGGAAGCCAAGCTGACGGTAAACCTCGTTCAGAGTGATATAACCCCACGAATGGAGCTGCTGATTGAAGAAGTTCTCCTTCAACTTAAGAGAACTGCGATTATATTCGGGACTGGGATCCCATGCTCTGGTAGTTGCTTCCTCGAACATGCGGGAATATATATTGGCGCTTTTCGTCTGCTGGAAAGATCTCTTCTCGACAGTCTTAACCTCGCCGTTCTTATCAACCTTCGGAGAACCATCCTTGTTCAGCACAGGTACAGACTCAACGACCTCTTTAATACCGTTCTGAAACTGGACATCTTTTTCCTCACCGCATTCCTCAATGACACGCTGACGATAAGTATTGTACATGTTCTCGGTAGATGTAAGGGCGGCAATAGCTCCTGCATACCGCTTCGTCATAATGTGATTACCGGAAAGGACACAAGCCGCACCAGACGCAGTTAGCGCAATGGCAGCACCGTAAAGCTTTGCCAGCTTTATCCCTCCGGAAATATAAGCCTTTGTGAGTTCCTTATTCTTCTGCTTTTCAGCGTCAGCATCGTTTGCCTCGATCGCCTTCGCCACAGAAATATCATGGTTGATCTCTTCCATGGTAGATGCGAGTTTTGTGGTTGCCTTACATGCGACGATGGTCGCGCTGCCAAAGCAAGCAATCCCAAGACCAACAAGGATCTTAGGAGCATAGTGCTCAAGAGTCTTCATTGTAGCCTTACCAAATCGCTGCGCTACAATTCCTACATTTTTGAAATTCATATTGTTGTTTCCTCCTAAATAAGTTGAAGTTTCGGCAAACGGATATAGTATCGTCCGTTCCCAAGTCTGCGAATATCAGCCGGCGGCAGCATCGCCCAACCGTATTTCTGATACGTAAAGTTGTCATTTGGCACCTTTGCGAGCTCAAGGAATTCAGCTAAGCTAACCCGGTCGTATTGACCGATAATATCAATCATGGAGTCGTACACCGTCTGAGCGTCAATTCTTGTCTCGAATGTAACGTCTTCAGGATCAAGAACGCCGGTGGATTGATTCTTAGCTGGTTGATTTTGCCCGATTGATTTTATGCCTCCGTTGCCAGAATAATTGATTCTTGTACCCAATCCAGTGGTTGAGATTGGCTTCTTCTGCCCGCCTGGTCCCCAGAACAGAACATTCAATCCGTTAATCAGGGCATTATAAACTGCCAACTTGCACTGAGGAAACAAGACATCCCCAATCATGGATTTGCCAGCCGTCTTGATGCCATCGGATAGAAATTTTCCGACGAGAACCGTTGGATCGGTATTCTTTTTGATTTCAGCTCCTCCGGAGATGACCGGTTCGAGCTTCTTTCTTTGCTTTGTTTCGTCCATAAGACCCTCCTTTACATCAGAACCTCACTGACACCACTCATCTTACGGATATTGCCGTCTGCAAAGATCGTATAGTCAAGAACTGCGCAGGAGCGACCATCCATCGTCGGACCATATCCCCAATTCATGTTCAAATTCTCGCCAAGCCTGCTCGACCAGCCGGAATAATTGCCAAGATTGGTGTTTGCCAAGTCAAGTTCATCGTAGAACTCATTCAGATAGACGAAATCGCACCCAGTCAAGCGGAGATTTATGTTTGCAACGGCTCGTTCCACTCTGTCTTTAGTGGAACCGAAGAATCGACCAGACCAGGGATCATAGAAGACACTCTCGCCATATTTCGTCTTTACGACATCTTCATCCGAAAGATTCGTGTCGGCCACTTTCTTTGCTGCAACCTCTTCAATGAGATTCTCCGTCTTCTTGGGACCGATCGACTCTGTGAGATGCTCTTTCAGAGAAGCAAGGTTATCCTCCGTTACCTGGCACAAAGTGAGCATTGCTGCCAGTTTTCTGTTTTCAAGGACAGTAGCGCCGATCACACAAGCTGCGCCACAAACAGCGGTTACTGCTGCCGGAATATAGTGCTTAGCGCCGATCTTGATCGTCTCAACTGTTGTCAGCGATTCACCTTTTTCCTCTTCGGCTTTGCAAATATCCTTTTGGACGGCAGGAGCTTCTTTAGCAGCAAATATAATTGCCGTGATAAACGAAGAGATGCCAGCGGCAGCCAGAATCTCGTGCGCATGAGCGCCAATGAATTTGTTCGTTGCATTGATGATTCCTTTCGGCGAAATCTTAATTTTCACAAGTCGTTCCTCCCATAATACGAAATAATTTCGGAAATCTCGGCGTCAGAATAGCCAAATGATGCACGGAGTTTGTCCCTCAATTCATCACCGCTGAAAACTTCCATAATTTCCCTGATCTCTTCGAGTCTTGCTTTAATATGCGACATTTCTTTCTCCTTTCGGCAAAATAAAAAGGAAGCCATGTGAAAATATCACATAGCCTCCCTTCGTGCTGGGTAAACGTTATTCTTCAACTTCTTCCGTTTCTTCGGAATCCCCGGCAGCGATTTCTCGTGCTTCCTTCTTTGCACTTGTCAGCTCAACCGCATTAAACAACAGAGTTGCCAAGCCCGTCAGAATAGCACTTCCGATCACACCAACGAGTTCTCCTTTCGTCAGATTCTTTAACATGAAGTTCACCTCCTTCATTGTCACAGCTGTAATTTTTGCGAATCTTACATCTGTTCTGGTAGCACGTTTTGGCCGGAACGATTTATCATATCCTTGATGGTATTCCAATCCACATCGGGATCAATTATCCCATCGATGCAAGGATCGTAAGAATAATGGATGGAATACCACTTTGTACCATCTTTCTCGACGTGTTCAACATTTCCGAAGTCGAGCCAACAGATTCCAAAGTAGTCAGAAAGTTCCCCGATATCCCATCCTAGCTCATTACCACGCTCTATATGACAAAGGCCAAGCAAATCGTACCAGCTATTTACACACAAAATACCATCTTCGGCAAGTCTGCGATTAGCTTCATATTCCGCAGCGATGACATCTTCCATCTTTGCCACGAAATCATTTCTGGAGAATGTATCGTAGAAATGGTAGTATCCAGCCTCCAATTTTTCTTCGGCTTCCGGAGCATGAGGCTCGGCAGCTTTCTTAATTGCCAGCTCATTTGCCCCTGCGCCGCAAGCACCGATGACAGCTGCCCTGTATTCTGCAAAATTAGCAGCGAGCCGCTTATAGGCGATATTGGAGGCCCGAATGATTCTTGCGCTGCATACATCAGACATAATTACGCAGGCCGTTCCAACCATAAAACTTCCGACAGTTGGAAGCGCTGTCTTCACAAGCTTTTTGACATCATCTTCATTTTTGATGGAAATATCAGTCTTTTGCATTTTCTTCCCTGTTGAGTATGCGGAACCCACGGAGATGCCAAACCAAATAATCCCGGCTGCAGTAAAGATATGTGGAATGGACTTCGATATGGCCTTGCTGACCTTACTTAGATTTATACGCATAGAAATCTCCTTTCGAAATAAAAATAAGAGAGAACCCGTAAATGAGTTCTCTCTCGTTTTAAGAATTATGCCTTATGGACTTTACGCTTGAAAAACCGTTTTATTGCTCCAAAAGTATCCTTAAACCAATCGACGATTACGTCGAGACTTCCGCACACCGAATAACAGATCCAGATCATGTATACCGTGAATAATATCACAGCGTATATGATTGTTCCGATCCAATGTTTCCTCAGGAATCCCAAACTGATCGCGTACAGGTCACAATAGTCCTCCCAGAACATTTTAAACTTCTTTTTCATAATATAAACCTCCTAATAAAGTGTTCGTTCTTCATTAAGAGGTATGAAATTTTTGCGAGTTAATCCTCCTCGTCATATAGACTTCCAGAATATAATTCTGCTTCGTAATCGCTGGTCCCTATTGCGTTTTCATCCGCATCAGAGTGGTATTCGCCATCGTCCATTTGGGTGACGGAGCCGTCATCTTCGATCCAGCCGTAATTGCCACATTCATCGCAGATGACCTCATCGAGAAACACACGCATTTCAGAACCACAGGAATTGCAATAGATTTTCTTAGACATAGGGATTCCTCCTTATATTTTTGTGGTGGTTATATTGTAACGAAACCGCAAAAGAAAATCAAGCATAAATTATATTGGAAATCGGTCGAATACTGTCTCCCAAATCTCTTTGGGTAGAGGTTTCATGCGCAATCGCCACATAATCTGTCTGACAGCCACCGTTGGATAGAGTCCATCTCTCTCTTTACCGCCGTTCGCTTCGAAAAAATCATTAAATTTTGGATGGAAGTAGATTTCATCTACAAGCCATTGATCTATATCTGCCCACCATGTAAATTTTGTTTTCGGATCGTATCTCTGCTGAATAACGGCGAGACCCTTTTCTCCAACTTTATAGAGTGTGCATTTTCGATAAATGGGGTGGTTGCAGGAATAAATAGAAGCGGTTATGAATGATGTGATACAGCCAGATTTATGATGATAGCGCATGGCAAACCCTCCGGGAAGAAAAGAGACCACGTGTAAAAATCACGCAGCCTCTCTTTTTCAGTTAGAATTTCGGCTTTGGAATAAAGCCGAAAGCTTTGGTAACTAAAGGCGACGTTTGCTCAAACGTCATAATGGCCAGGCTTACTCCAACAGTACCCACAAGTGACAATATGCTTTTACCCAAATCCACATAGGCCTTGATCCTCGTCTGACGCGTCTCTTCATCCTTAAGCGCTTTCTCGTGAGCCATCTTTTCATCTTCGATAGCACGTTCCATTGCTTTGGAATTAGCAGTTGCGTCAAGCTCAGCCTCTTTAAGCCTTTGCTCATTGAGTTTCGCTATATTCGCCACCATCTGATTGTACTCCGGAGAGCCTTTTTCCAGTCGGTTGAGCTGATTAATAGCCCCCTCAATTGCCTCATCAATCATGCTTTGAATATCATTTTCCATAACGAAATCTCCTTTCACTGATTTCATTAAGCGAGGTGTATTTTTTGCGAAAGAAATACCCGCCAAGATTTCTCTCAGCGGGTGGATGGTATAATTATAACAGGAGAAACTGTCGTGTGGGTGGTGGAGATTTACAGGCCGAGTGCGCTCATAATGGCGCCATATATAAATAAGAAAACCAACAATCCGGCACCTATTATTAGATAAATCAGCATCCCTCTAGTGCCATTTTTCATATTTTCATTCTTAAGCCTTTGAAGTTCAACCTCGGCACCCTTCTCAACAGAAGACTTTTGAATCTCTTTATCTGCCCGAATCCGTTCACGTTCAGTTTTAGAATCTTCTCGATAATACTCGATATCATCGATAACGATTCTCGTCCCACAATAACTGCAGAACATATACCTAGCACCCTTAATCGGAGTCAATGGTGCATGACAATTCGGGCAGGCAAATTCCTTAAGTTCCATACAGTTTCTCCTCCTTTGCCTAAGTATTATACACTCACAGCCATGCCAATGTCAACGCTTTTGAGCCAAAAGATAGAAATATTTTCTGTAACGCTCATAATACGAGCTCCTGCTCAAGGGCATCCCCATTTTGAGTGAAAGATACTCATAGGAGCGCATGGTTGTGACGCCAATTAAAAGCCACTTAGCAATATCGTCACCAGCTTCTTTGGCGGTCTCTTCGATGAGAGACATCTTCGCCCTAATCACAGCGCATCTTTCTGCGGCCTTCTCGGTGGGAGTAGGAATATCAGAACTGGCTACCTTTTCGCTCATATCGATAGTGGGGTAAGACTTTTGCAGGTCGCGAAGCTCCTGACGCATGGTGGGATACTGACGAGAGAAGTACAGCATCTCGTAATACTTTTCCTTAGGAATGTACCAGGGATTCTTCTTGCTGACTTCTGCTCTCTGCTGGTTTTTCATGATTCTTCATACCTCCAAATAAATCCGGTGTGTTCATACAAAAGTTTCGGTGAGACGTAGTAGTTGATTCTATGCTTTGAGTTCTGTTCGGAAATGCTGTGGATTTCTTTTCCGTCGCGAGTTGCTATCCCAATAGGAAGCCACCCTTCAATAATCCCCTTTCTTACCCAGGCAGGGTCCTTTCCATAGATTCGTGCAACAATTCGGATGGGAACTGATCTTGCGCTTATGTTTTGATGGTGCATTTTGTACCCTCCTTTCAAAGCTACTATACACAATTCTCAAATCGAATGCTGTCGAAACATAAACAAAAAAGGAGACCTTGTAAAAGATCCCCTTTTAAGTCCAATGACTACTTATCACTAACCTTTTTATCAGTTTCTTTGGATTCCTCCGTGTTAACGGCCTCAGCATCAACAACCTTCAGCTTCTTCGCCGCCTTGGCTGCTGCACGGCGCTCTTTCTGCTCTGCAAATTTGGCCTTCACATCGGCAATCTTGTTCTGCACCGGCTTGCTATTCACAACCTTCTTGATGCCCTTCAAGACAACAAGAGTCGCGATAGTTCCCAGTGCGAACGAGAGCCCATCGAGTCCGCTTCCGCTGACTTCAGAGTCTTCCTGCTCGCTAACCTCGTCGGCATCGATAACCTCGACGTCGTTCAGTTCTTGCTCGTCGTTAATCATTTCTTCGTTTTCCATAATAATAACCTCCAAAATAATTATTGTAAGATGTCATACATCTCATTATATAAACTGAAATTTTTGCGAGGGTAGAAAAAAAGACGGAGCGTTTGTAATGCCCCGTCACTTTGTTAAATTGCAATTCCGATCAACATTCCGATCAGCAAACCGAACAGTCCTACGACTGCGATTGTGCCAAATATGAATTTGATCACCTTTCCAATTCCGCTAAGTAACGTTTTCATTTTTCACGCTCCTTCTTGAACAGATTTACAGCTTTGTTTTTCAGATTGTTCCCGAATCTTTTTGCTTTGATCTTCATGTCCGGGTACGCCTTGTCCAACGTAGTTGCTGCTAACACAGCACTCGCCGCAAGACCGACCCACTGCCGAATCTCTCTGCTTGTTTCGATTTGTTTGTAAGTCATATATAAACAACTCCTTAAATTTTGTTCATTATAGGAATTGAAATTTTTGCGAAACTAGTGTAGAATGCTTCACGCGGTAAATGTGCAACTTTTTATATGGAGGTATCTATTCTATGTTAAAAACATGCCCAGAGTGTCAACATTTGGTAAGCGAAAAAGCATACACTTGCCCAAATTGCGGATACCCATTAATGGAAGAAAAATATAATTTCAAGCCGAGAAAGAAGCCACAGGGGCATAGGCGATTGCCCAATGGGTTTGGTCAGATTACAAAAATATCAGGACGGAATCTAGCAAATCCATATAGAGTTATGGTTACTGTTGGAAAAGACGATGCCGGAAAGCCAATCTGTAAGCTCCTTAAGCCAAAAGCATACTTTCCAACATACAATGATGCGTATGCTGCGCTCACAGAATATAACAGGAACCCGTTTGACCTTGCAAGTTCTGTTACTATGGATGAACTATTCAGACAGTGGATAAGTGAACATGACGTGCAAAATCCTAGAAGTTTAAAAAATATCATGCATGCATGGACCTATTGCGAACAAATACATAAGATAGAGGTGCAGGCACTCAGGTTTCGCCATATTCGTGAACTATTCAAAAATCCATATAAAACAATTGATTCCGAAAGAATAATTGCGACGCCAAGCACATTAAATAAAATCAGAAGCACAATGAACCAGCTATGCGATTATGCCATTTCTAAAGATCTGATGACAAGAAATTATTCAAAAGAAACACCAATGGAAAACAATTATATAGAAAAGCACCATGTATCATTTACTGACGAAGAAATGGCTTTGCTCTGGGAGGCATCAAAAATAAATAGATATGCCAAAATGATAGTATTTCAATGCTATATGGGGTGGCGTCCTTCCGAAATGCTAAGCATAAAGCGGTCCAATGTTGACTTGGACATGATGACTATAAAAGGTGGATCCAAAACAGAAGCAGGAAAAAACCGTATCGTCCCGATTCATTCCAGAATACAAAATATCTTTTACGAATTCTGGATGAGTTCTTCTGATAGCGAATGGCTATTTCCTAGTTCGCCCCAGAAACGTAAGACACATTTGAATTATGATACATATAGAGAAATTTTCAAGCAAACTATCGCATCAGCCGAATGCCCAAACGTACATACGGCGCATGATTGTAGAAAGCAGTTTGTAACGATGGCGAAAAAAGCAAATGTTAATGAGTATGCTTTGAAGCGCCTCGTTGGGCACCATATATCGGACATAACAGAGAATGTGTATACCGATAGGCCCATATCTTGGCTTCGTGAAGAAATTGAAAAAATAAAATGAGTTGTAGGAATAATGTACGAATGAGGTAATTTCAGTCAACATTATATGCGCCTAAAAGTTCTGTTTATTCCATTGCCTTTTGGTAATATTAAAACTATTCTGCATTATTTTAGCCACTCTATCATCCGCACGGGATGAACGAAAGCTATATTTATGGTTTATTTCCAACGATAAATCGCCCAACAGTGTATGAGTAGTGTACAAATAATTAACTTAGAAGTAAGTCTTCATGCGCTTACACTCCCACATTACCGTTGGGCGACTCCCGTAAATTAGGTATTAGTTTGAGCATCAATCACTTGAATCTTTTCAATTTCATTTTTGAGTTTCTTGCCGGTGCCGTTCCCTCCGAGCTTCTCGTAGGGCTCATACAGTGACATGAAATTGTCATATTCTTCAAGTGTTAACGTTCCTTGCCGTACATAGTCAGTTCCAAGTGAAAATATCATTGTATGCATCACGCCAAGAAGCGCTTTGCGTAGGTCATTCACAAGCTCATAACTTACCTTATGTTTTTCTTCTTTCTTTTTCTCGCACCGATGTTCGTAAATAGTTCTGACAAAAGCCCAAAATCCAGTTGACGCGAACATTGCGACGATCAAAGTAATCAGTTGCTGTTCGCCCATCTGCATTCACCCCTTAGTTGTGTTCTACCACATAGGTATAGTATGCAGCGGCCTTTTCTGTGACAGCATCCTCGTCTTCAATCCAGTCTTTTGTAAGCTCGCCATAGATTTCCGGAGTGATGTTAGTTTTGCCAAGGCTCTTTCCGTAATCGGAATAAAGCGAGTTCATCACCGCCCAGAACTTGTATTTGCAAATTCTCTGGTATCCGAGCTTATCACGGATTGCTGTAGTTGCATCAATTGTCCAATGAGCTCCTGTCGTACCGTCGGCGTTTTTCATGTGAGAAACCCACATGTTCGCCATTTCTTCGGTAAATTCCGACATCTCAATACCAATGAAATGCTTTGCAACAAGAAGTTTTGCCAAAACATCAAGAGATGTCCGGTCCAATCCATCCTGTTTAAGAATTTCATCGATCTCATGCTTGAAATATTCGCATGTGAGCATTTCTCAAAGCACCCCTTTTGCTAACGTTTAGATACGCCGCTACAAACGTTCACAATATTACCAGCTCCTCCACTACTCACAATGGCAAAGCTGATTTGATGAGACGTATTGTTTTGGCATCGACATACCTGATCAAACTGAATATCAGTCTCGATATGTACCGTCGTATAGGCTTCCGCGACAAGTGTAACAGTCTTTGTTGCGCAAGGACTAGCTGTGCCATCAAGAAGCATCCCAATGGAAACATTACCGGCAGTAGTGCCGAGAATAGTAGCATCAAGAGATACCCTATACAGACCAGTTTTATCGATTCTGTAGCTATTCAGCGAAGGTACAATTGCTTTTCCGTCAAGAACAACCTGATTTGCGTTTATCGCAATCGGAGTTGTTGCATTGGCAGGAAAGGTCTGAACTGTCTGATTGTAAAATCTAGCAATAGATTTCTGGTTTCCACACTGACCATAAAAGTTGCAACCCATTCTCTTTGACCTCCTTCAAAAAATAGTTAGGAGGAGAGCCGAAGCCCTCCCCCATTTTGAATTTAATTACTCTGCATTCCGCAGGGAGTAGGACAAGGAGGGCAGGGAGGATAGCTAGTCCAGCGCCCCATCTGACCGAGGATATAATTGCTCTGACGCAGTTCATTGCGTTCGCCACGGACAGTAAGAAGCTCATCACGCAGCCGAGCATTCTCGCCTTGCATGAGCATAGTCCGAGTTGCATTACCTTCCTCGCGGATGGCGCTTACAATATCCTTTGTATTTCTCTCAGCAAGATACCGGTTCTCCATAATACCCTGCTTGATTTCACAGCAGCAGTTCTGCATGTTGGTGAAACCACGGTTGACTTCGGTCTGAATGTCTCTGATCTCACCAAGCAAATTATAGTTCCCATCCTTTACCGAACCAATAACACCACTGGCTGTAGTGCTAATAGCTCTTTCGATATCGGACTGACCCTTTTGGATGGAATTCAGATCAACCGCTCTCTGAATATCCGCCTGAGTGGCATAAGCTTCGCCCACCCGATTACCGTTTCCGAACATTCCGTTGCCTCCGAATCCGAAGAGAGCCAGAATGGCAAATAGCCACAAGCCGTCGTCAAATCCGCAGTTTTCGTTGGTGATACCCATAAGTATTTCCTCCTAAAAATATTTTTATCAACAAAGACGCCGTACGCTCGCCTTCGAAGATCGAAATATATAGAAACGGAGGACAGCAGAGCCTCGATTTTACTTTAAGCCCCGCTCCACCTGTGCCAGAAATTCATCGGGGTTAATTCCGCGTCGCTGGCATTCGGCGTAGAATTGATCTTTCATGCTGCCCTTCTGTGACATTGCTTCCAATGCCGGATTGGCAGACATTACTTGCTTTACAAAACCTTGGGGATTGGTGCTTGCCTGATACATGTTGTATAGCTTTTTCAGCTCTGGACTCACAACAAGCGGTTGCTGAGTATTGGGTTGTGCTCCACCAAGCCATGCACCCGGGTTGCCGTTATTTTTCATCAACGGATTCGACACCTAATTGCACCTCCAAGTTACTGATTTTAGCGGTAAGCTTAGCAATGGTTTCTTTGAGTTCTTGCGTGGTTGGTTCCGGTTCATGCACCCTGGCCACCATATCGTAATCAATGCAGGTTGATTTACGACCGAGTTCGTCGGTGCAGACAAACCATACAACAGGCTCATCCGCATCCGGCAATAGGGCTCGACTGTTCGGACCCATCTCGAAGTCAAGTGCGCCTTTCCTTCCCTTTACGAAACAGAGATCATATCGGGGAGGGTCTGGCTTTCTGCCATAGGACTGTGTTTGCGGGTAATAGTTGTCCATAAACATTTCTCCTTTCGCATTAACCGATTGATTACCGATCTATATCAAGGCTGATAAATACAACCTAGATACTTGTATGCACCACCGGCACCCCAGTTCCCATCGCCCTTATAACGAGTCTTTGTGACGAAAACTGGACCGCCCCAGCCGGATTCGCTCGTAATAATTGAGCCATCGGCGTTGATCTTTTCTACGATCGCGACATGACCTGCTCCATCAGAACCGGACAATGTTGCGCCCTTCTGCCAAACCATGCAGCCACCAACTCTAGGCTCCTGACCATAGGATAGGTTACCTCTATACTGAATGAAATTCTCAGCATTTGATGGGCGCAAATATCTACAGGAGCCAGCCTGAGCAATCTCATTAAATCGACCATAGGCGTAACCAACACAGTTGCAAAGAACATTGCATCCAGCGTCCTGAGGACTGCCAGTGATTGCGTCAGAATAACCGCCTTTGGCTCTAGTGTTGTAATATGGATTACCGGCTTCAGGCCTGCTTAACCTAGGCGTAAATGTCTTTGTGCCTCCAGTAGAAGGCATTGGCACAGCAATGTGTTTCGACCTGAAATCATCGCTAGTAATAGCCTTCTTCAACGAAGCATATGTAACAGGTCCTGGGATTCCATCTGCGCTAATTTTTGCATTTGACTGGAATTCCCGAATGGCAGCCCTCGTGTTTGCACCCATAATGCCGTCAATTACACCAGGATTATAACCGAGATAGGACAAAAGCAACTGAACCTGTTTGGTCGTCATAACTTACTCCTCCGAACCGTCTGGTTTGGGTGTATTGGTCTCAATTACTTCTCTCAGAGTTGCCAGAGCTTCATCGATATATTCGTCAAGTTTCTTAATGACCTCTTCCTGATTTGTGATCTTACCGAGAATGGGATAGGCGGCAAAGATCTCATCAAGCACCTGAGCACGCTTGATGGCACCGGCCTTCTTCCAGTCGGCGTAATCAATCTCGGCAGCAGTCACACGATCGAGAATGATTTCTCTTGCCTGCTTCAGGGCAATTTCCATCTTCTCTTCTTTAGACTTGGCAAGATATGCTCTGATCTTCTTGTAGAGAAGCAGAGCCATGCCGATCAGAATAGTGATTTCCGTCCAATGATCGTTGATGAGCATCAGAACGTTGTTAATACCAGTAAGAATGTTCATAAAATTTCCTCCTTAATCTCCAATTCCGGCTTGATCTCCTCTATTAGACATTACTGTCTCATAGACGATTCCACCGGATGTGTTTTCAGCACACGATTTTTTCAGATAGCCAAGTGCAACTGGCACAATTGATACAGGCACACCGAGAAGTGCAATCAGGATTGTTGCATCCGGATTAAAGAAATACGCTACTTCACAAAATACCAGTATCTCGACAGATATAAGAAAAGTCCCTGCCAGAAGAATCTTACTGGTAGGAACCTTTTTCTTATTATGTTTCTTTTTTACCCTCATTTTGAATCACGAGCCTCCGTCATCGTAGGTCATGCCGTAGACCTTTACTTCGGTAATTTTCACGCAATCACCTCTTCCCAGCCCTTGGGGTATGCAGACGGCGACCATACATTATTGCCCATCGTTGAACGGTATACTTTACCGCCTTCCGTGCAGCAGTCGCCCTTATTATAGGGGCTGGTAGACATAGCGACGAACGGCAACGCTTTTGCTGGGTCGGTGCTCCACGCAAACCCCCACTGCGCTGGAAGTTCCTCTGGCTCCTGAGTGTAGATAGTGCTGTCATAGGGCTGCACCAGCCGCACCACACGGCCAGCAGACGATTGGCACACAAACCCGGTCTTGCGCTCCAACATGTTTTTGTTTGCGACAGCGGCCTTGAAACTGGGAATATCACTATCTGCCGCGTTCAGTTCGGTGCCTGTCATGTCCGGGGCTTTCTCCTGCAAGGCAAGCGCATTTGCACGCCCCTGGGCATACATGATGCTTTTTCTTTCCTCTTGTGTCACAGACTGTCAACCCCTTTCTTATAAGCTTCATCCAGCTCTTTAAGCTGTTCCTCACCGCCGCTGGCTTTTATCTCCCTGATTTTTTCAAGGATAGCGTTTTTACGCTCTTCGATGGTCATCATGCGTTATTCACCCCCAGAGCGGTTTCAATTTCAGTCAACGCCTCTTCATATTCAGCGTTCTGAGTAGAAACCGTTTTGTACTGCTCCCGCTCATATTCCCGCTGAACGGCGTCAAGTTCATCCCAGGGTTTCCATGGGGCAATCATCTCGCCGGTGAACACCACGCCATCAGCACGTGTCCACGTCTTACCCGCCGGGATGAAGCGATAGCCCTGAATATAAATATTGCACTTACCGTCGAAGACATCTGTTTCAATAGGTGTAAGGCCTTCGCCAGAGGTGACGTAGCACTTAAAGTCAGAATCAATGTAAATCATCATTCTTCACCCCATATCTCAGATATTGTCAGCGTCGTTTTGATGTATCCTCCAGTGGTTATCCATATACCAACGTATCCCGTGGTTACAGCTGAAACGTCAACAGAATACTCGCCGGTTGCCAGGATATTCATATTTGCGGCAAATGTTGGGTCTTGCTTGGTAGGCCGTTCATTTGCCACCGCAAGAATGAATCGGAACTTATGTGTATGGCCCTCTTTGTCCGAGTATGCAGTATTACCAATACCCGTTATTTTGAATTTCAGAGTATTTACTCCAGTCAGATCAATCGAGTTATTCGTGAATGCATTTGCATATCCTACACTGCCACCCCATACTTCTGTAGATAATAGCATGCTATCGGCGTTTAGAGTAAGTACGCCGTCAAAGCTTCCGCCAGTCGAGTGATGCTTGGATACTGACCAGCCTCCGGTTACTGCATTATAGGTATTTCCGCTTTTATACAGCCAGAGCAAATAGCTAAGCTCAATAGCCACGATTTGACCATCTGTAGTTATAGATACAGATTCACTTGTGTTTTCTACCCCATCTGTAGCGGCTGCAGTCCAAGTTCCGGCATTCGGTACGATGCAAGCCCATGTACCACTGGTATCAGGAGCGGATAGAGTCGTTGTGCCGTCAGAGCAAGTGCAGGTCGAACCGGCAGGATAGGTGATGTTGATGGTGGCTGTGAAAAATGCAATCACGGTTGAATAATCGGCAGTGACGACAACAGGCTTAGATGAGGTTTGTGACCCATCCGTAATCGTAAGTGTCCACGTCCCACTTGCAAGCCCCTTGAAGACCACCACGCCGTTGGTGCCGGAGTTTTTGGTCTTTGTCTTGCCGTCTTTGGAAACAGTCACCGTGACGTTTGCTGGAGCTGTGACGGTCAGGGTGCCGCCGGAACCGCCTCCGCCAATATTTGTTTTGCCAATAGCCATTTACATTACCTCCAACAAACAACCGAATCGATAAGCACCGCTGCTGTTGGAGTAGACGATGCGTAAATATAAATTCCACCAGCGTAGCACGCCGCAACCGGGGCGAACTCGCAATCCGCAAGTGCGGCAACTGAAAATGTTACATCCGGCACCATACTAGCAATAACACCTGCGAGTGGGATCGTGGCACGATAAGGGTAATCGGCGTATGTGGTATCACTTACAAAACTTGCAACCGGGACGGACACATTCTCGAATCTCCGTCTTACAGCGTCGGGAGCTAATTTCTCGTAAGTAACGGAGCCGTCAATTAGCGTTCCGGATACTGCCTGAGAAATCTGATCCTCCAACTTAGCGAATAAGATGTCAAATTCGAGTTTCCAATTCGCAACCAGAGCATCAATGTCTACCCCATTTTGAACGCCCGCGACAAACGGACATTCTGAGGTGCCAACGACAAACTGAATATTAGCAGGCTTAATATCCGTAGTACCATGATTAACTCTTACATATGCCAAAGGGTGCTCGTGTATTTTCTTATCATCATCGTTAGTCATGGTCGGCTTAACTGGAGCGCTAGAGGCTGTACCAGCTTTTGCAACAATGCTATTAGTTCGCTTATCTCCGTCAACCCTAAGCACAATCGCATCGATACGGTCATAAACTTGATGTGCGGCAGTGAGCTCAACAACAAGAATTGCGTCATTACTCGTCCACGTATGATCGAACCACGCTCTACCTGGCGCAACATTAACGTTCATACCTGTACCGGGGGTAACAGAAAAAGCATCCCCAATTGAGTGGTACACACCATCAGTAATGACACCATCGAATATAGAAGCCATCTGGTTCGCATTGTATCTACGGTCATGATTGACCGAATTGTAGAATCCGTAGCTTATACTCAAGTGATTTCTCCCTCCTTTTTATCATCTTCATTTTGGGCAACAAACGTGGGATAGCATTTGTACCCGTTTTCGTCTTCAGACCATATAATCTCCGAAACAAGGGATGGACCTTCCATCTTGTATTCATTTTCTACCTGAACAATATCCCCAAGATAAAAGTCTTTGTCGTATACGAACCCTTGAGTGGCATCGACTTCACCCTCAAAAGTCTTGGCATATTTATTTGCATCGAGATCTTTTTGTCCTCTTGCTGTGAGAATATTGTTGTATTCTTCGGTTGTCAGTTTGGTTCCATCTTCCTTTTCGGAAGAGGCATCTCTGGCATCCGTAAAAATCTCTCTCCGCAATAATCCGGAAGTAGTTCCAACAGAGATGTACTTTCGGTCTGGGCCTTCTCCCTCGCCACCAACAAGGGAAACATTTTTATACTCTTTGGATGTTTCAGCATATTGGCTATCGACGATATTATCAAAAGACGGAGAGAAGATAACATATGGATTTTGGATTTGGGCATAACTTCTGTCGTCGCCTTTATAAAGTTCAAACACGAAATTATTACTCGCATCAAGAGTAATCTTAAATCCGATATTATTTGCAACGCACAGATCTTTAATCACTTCATATAGATCATCGCCAGTGTATTGCGCCTCCATCGTCAAAGATGTGATTCTTTCGTCCGTAGACTCCTTGAAAATGAAATTTGGTATCTTCCTTTCCGCAACTGTAGGAGAAATAAACGCATCGGTGATAAGCTGTTTAATCCCATTTTGAAGGTTTCCATCTAAGGATGTCTGCGTCCAAACGATTCTGCGACTCAGAATCGATTCCAGAGAACGTCCGGTTGCAATGAAATAATCACCTTCATCGATATCGGTATCAACCTCACGTCCTTCGATAATCATAGTATGACTGGATGAGGGATTGACCAAGTAATAGTCCGTCTGCATTACATCCATGATACTCGTCTCAGGAAATGTCATGATCTCAAAATCTCCGCATTCCTGATACCGGTCTGTCCAAATGGCAGATTTGAAGGAGTCTATCAATCCAACTGCTTCGAAGTTGGTATTCAATACATAATAGAACATTTAGATACCCTCATAGAGAACGGTGTGGGATACATCGAATCTCAAATTCGTCATCCCTTCTTCTGCCTGATATGCGAATGCGTTGTCGCCTCTCGCAAGCTTGAACCAGCTGGACTTTCGATCCAGAGAGTTTAGAACATTTGTGTAAACACCATTTCTCAATCGCCGAATGTACTTGCTGTTGGAAACGGTGCTAATAATGAGGTCGTCTCCTTCTGCAAGTTCGATATTGATGACCATCGTTTCACCCGTATCTAGGTTATCAATTCGAATATTCTTGGCAGGACCAATGGCATGAACTGTAAAAATTCCGCCAACCTCGGAGTCGCCCTCGTATGGAACATTTGCTTCCGTAACCTCATTTATTCGACCTACTTCCAGCATAGGTTCATTGCCTTCATTTTCGAAGGGAAACTCAAACAACGCTTCTTCGCCATAGAAGACAACAGTCACATTAGGATCCAGACTTGCCTTGAAAAAGGGATCCGGACAAATTATCGAAATTTTTGTACTTTCCGTTTTCGAGAAAATGTCCGGTTCATTCGACTCTACATAACCAGTTATGGCAGCTTGTCGCTCATCCGTTATTACTTCAAACGTCAGCGTCTTCTTAAGCGGGAAAAATTTGTATGTAAGACGTCGACATTCCTCGACATTTATGCCGACAAACCTAAGCGACATCACAATATTTCTGGACTCGACCCGAGCAGAGTTAAACATAGCTCCATCGTTCGATGCGATTTCAACCGTGTTAATCGATGCTTTTTCCGGGCCAAGTCCGTCAATATTGGTGACGGCAAGACCCGAACTATATGGATTCGCTAAATCCAGAGTAAGCACTTCGCCACGATAATTCGTGATCTTTACCGTCTTTATCATTTCTTAATCATATCCTTTACTGTAGAGAATTGATTGCGCGTCTGTCTGTAAATGTCGATTCTAGACAGCGCCTTAGGAGAATAGTTGTTCTGCGTGAAATTAAACGAGGCAGGGGTACTAGGTTCTGTTTCCTGAGGCTTCTCGACGCCGCGACTGCCCATATAAGATGCAACCGCATTCATATTACTCAGGGCCGGGTCAACATCAGACATATCAAGTCTAGGCTTAATCGTCGGTCTGTATGTACTGTCGAAATTGTCGAGGGCGTCCATGACATCGCTCATGTCGATAACAGGAGTAATGCCACCTTCAACCCCATTTTGAATTCCTTCGTTCAGGCCATCACAAGCTCTGGTACCCAGGCTATAGGCCACAGATTCAACTTCGTCATATCCGGCAACAACAGCGTTTATTAGGCCCATATCAAAATATACGCCTAGCTTATATGCTTCCTTAGAAGGCGAATTGGAATTTATACCTGACTGGGTGCCGGAAATCAACTTTTGAGCAAGATCGTAACCAGCCTGCCATATCCGTTGAGCCCACGCCCAAACACCATCCTTAAGACCTTGCCCCCAGTAAGAGCCTGTAGCAGTCGTATCAACACTTTGGCCACCAGAATTAACCTCATTACCCATGCTGACGCCTGAGTTGTTAAGGTCATTGAGGTTCTTAACGGATGTCAGACTTGCACCGAGTTTTGTAATGAAACTTAAGCCAAGCGTGTTTGCGGGCTCCGTTGCATCGGTGCCTGCTACCATGGAGGTAAGAAGGGGCAAGAAATTACCAATCGCACCTTCTTCACCGCCGGCCTGACCACTCGACAGCGATGTGCTGACGGAACCCATGACATTAGTAGAAATAAGACTACCAATGGATGTGAAGTCAGTACCATTAACAGCGTTACCAAGAAGGGTTAATAGCGATTGACTTGTGGTTGATGTATCAGCGGTGCTCACAAATGCCTCGTTGATTTCCTGCTCAATCTTCGTTGCAATATCAGTACCGATAGGCGTCATGGTTTCCCATTCATCCGTTGGTGTGAGATTTTCCTCAAGCCATGTCGTGATGGCAGTTTTTGCCGATTCACTTGCCTCCCCACTTCCGAGGTATGCCACCATGCCGGCAACAAACGCCTTTGTGTTCTCTTGCCCCGCGTTATTGAATTCATCGGTACTAACCATGCTGTTTGCGAATTTAGAAATATCATTCTTCATCGCATCACTATCTGTGCCACTAAAGTCGATACCAGTCATGCCGAAATTGCCCATGCCGGAGAAGCCTTGCGATGGATCGACGCCACCTCCTTTGAACAAGTCACCGAGTTTAGACTGTATGTCAGGGGATAGCTCATCAAATCCAGCATTGAAATCAGTTTCAAACTGGTCGACATAAGCCGTAGCTGCATCTCCACCAGCTGTCTTAGATGCTTCAGTAGACTCTTCGAATACCGACTCGTTATCGATTTCGATATCGGTATTTTCAGTATATGCTAGGCTGTAGGCTTGAGCACCCTCTACGCCCTTTGTCTCGGCATCACTATTAACTTCACTAAGAATATCACCATTAGAAATCTCAGCCGAAGCGGTAGTTGTGAATTCCTGTCCATAGTTACTACCACCCTGTGACCCTTTTTCACCAGATGTGGAAACAAGGCCGTCCAGTATTCCGCTCGCATCCTGATCCCCACCGCCAGCTATGGCGTCCCACATAAGCTTCGCAGAACCAGCCGTAGATTCAGCGGATTTCGCAAACTCATCTCTCAGATTTGCCAATCCACCAAGTATATTACCGTTTGCATTTTGGAACGCATTAGCGATAGCAGATATAGTGTTTCCAAGGGCAATAAGGGCGAAGTTGAATGCAGTTATGCTGATCGTCGCAAGAGCCATGGACACACCAAGAATCGTTAGGGCAAGGATAAAAGCATATATTCCGATATTACCGATCAACAATGCAATGCCAGCGAGAGCCACCAAAGCCATAGCCCCCGCCATAGCGGACATGCCACCAGCAATACTAAACAAATCGACTCCTTGTAACTTCTCAGCAGCACCCGCAAAGGTGTGTATCGCCAAAGATACTGCCAGCATCATAACCGAAATTACTAAGAACAAGGCCATCACGCCGAGGAGTCCCAAAATTAATTCAGGTACTTTTGCCATCGCCGCCGCTAGTACAACAGCAATAATCACAAGAAGTGCTATTGCGGCTAACAATATACCCATGTTTTTAAGCAGTGACATTGTGTCTGCTTGAGCAAATGCCGTCATTAATGGAATGATCGCATATAGGCCGCCAAATATAACGATAAGAAGTCCAGCAGCAATTACCGCATTAATAATATTTACTTGAGCTTTTCCAAGGTAGCTTACTGCAATGGAAACAGCCGCAATTATGGAAACCATCATAACAGCAGCCCACATCATTGCATCTATAGGCATATTCGAGAGTACGGCTAGAGACGCTCCTACTGTAAGAAGTACCCCCATCATGGCAAATAGGCTTACAGAACCACCCTTGTATTGTGCAGCTTGTCCAGCAGCCCATCCGACTGCCATTATTACACCGCCAAGAGCAATTGCTATACCGAGTATTCCAACCATAGCCGGCCATATCTGACTCAACTTAAAGCTCGTAAGCGTGATCATTATCAATGCTAACGCAATCATGCCAGCAACAACGCCAATTATAATGCTAAGGCCTTTACCACCACCAAGCTGCGCTGCTTTACCGGCAACGAGAGTCAGGGCACCGATAATCACACCAAGTACGACCAAATATCCGATCGCGCTCCAGATTTCTTCGATCGCCATGCTCTTCGTAAGCAAAGCCATCGCCTTAAAGAGCAACATCATGACACCAATCGCCACCGTCATGACAATTACAGTCGCAGCGAGCTTCAAAGCGCCCTTACCGCCATCGGACATCTGTGCGGCACGACCAAGTGTCTCAACCATCAGTACAACGATGACGCCAATTAGGAACACTCCAAGCCAGCCAGCCCAATAATGATCTACATCGGCGAAATCAGACAATCTCTCAAATAGAAGCGTTATGAGATACATAGCGCCAACCATTGCAAAGACGCCAATACCTAGTTTCGCAAGAGACTTTGACATTTCGCCCATTCGCTTACTGATTGCGATGAGGGCGATAACTAAGCCTCCCAATATGACCAAAACTGGAATAATTATGCTGCTATGCTCTCCAAACTTCTTCCAGGTTTCTTTCATTCCTTCAGAAGTTATCTTTTCAAATGTGATTGTCAGAAGATAGATGGATGCCACAAATGCAAGGATTCCAAGAGCGGCATTTGCAAACCCACTCATACCTTTGCCAACCTTAGTTACAGCAGAGGCAAGAATACCTACAATCATAATTGCTGCGACAATCCATCCAAGCTTAATCGCGTCGTCTGAAAGCTTAATATTCTCAAGAAGCTTTACCGCCTGGGCAAGTTTCAGTATTGCGACGGATACCACCATCAGAACTATGGCAGCAACCGTAATCTTACCACCGAGAAGCCCAAGCAATGCAGTAACACCAACAAGCTCAACGGCAAGTCCACCGATTACGACAAGAATCTTCCAGACCTTTTTCCAACTACCTTCGCCTTCACCGGCAGCAATGGAAGCGTTCTTGGAAGCTATACTCAGGATTAGCATAGCAGCGCTTAGGGCGAGTAAAGGTTTTATAATACCCCTTACTTTCTGCAATTTATTCGCCGTCAGCTTAGTTGCTACAATAGCAGCGACTGCAGACACAACAATAAGCACAGCCATCATTCCGCCAAGATACTTTGCAACACGACTAAGATCTTCGCTTGGGATCATAGATAATAGAAACAAAGATGCGGCGAGTACACCTATTGCAATCGAAATCGCCTTCATATTTGCCGCGAATCCACTTCCGGATTTACGCTTAATGATGCTGTTCAGATTACCGAGAGTCTTTTTAATTTCGACGGCAACACCAGAAAGATCACTAAGTGCTTTTGTAAACTTTCCAACGCCTATGACCAATGCGGCTCCAGTGAAAATAGCAAGAAGCTGCCCAAAATCGAGATGTTCCTTCAGGTTATCAACAACCTTTTGCAAATTTTCAAAAGCCGTTTTAAGTTCAGGAAATGCATCAAGGAACTCTTTGAATTTCGCATTGGCGCTCTTAAATAGATCGGAAATACTGAAATTCTTGATTTTTTGAACCACATTAGAAAGCCCAGTGGATACTTTCTTTATAAACCTACTTACTCCAGATGCCAGCGTAGCAATAGGATCATCGCTATTTACCACTTCGCTAATAAACTGCGCAAATGGAGAGACTAAATTTGTATAGAGAAAGTTCGCATATGGCGACAACAACTGCCAGATTCTTCCTAGAACTCCAAGGGCATAACTGCCGACTCTCTTTGCAAACTTATACAAAGGAGCAAGTTTCTTTGAAATCCGATCAAGTATGTCACTTAAATCATCGGCAGATGGGTTAAGTTTATTGTTTATAAAATTCTCACACCATTGCAGGGCATTAAGAATTTTATTTCCTACATAATGATAAATGTCAGAAAGGCCTGTTCTTATGCTACTAATAAATCCCTGTACGGGTGCAAGTGCAAAGAAAGCCTTTGCAATTCTTATAACACTTTTTACAAGATTTCCAGCGAGACCAATAATCCTTCCAACTACGGAGATACCTGTTTTCAAAGCACCGAACACCTTACTGGCAACATTATAAATCCGATTGCCCTCATCTTCCCCCATTTTGAGTGTTTCTGTCCACTGATGAAAGGAGATAATTGCGTTCTTGATACTTCCGGCAGTTGCACTTGGGAAGATGTCACCCCAAGCCTTTTTAACCATGGCGATGCGATCACCGATAGTAGAAAGAATATTTTTAACACCCTCAATGGCAATTGTCCGGCCAGAATTAGAGGCATAGAACTCATGATTGAAGTTTTTAGCGGCCTCGGCAGCATTCTCAAGGGAAGCCGCGTTTTTATCAGTAAGTTCGCCGAGTAGGCGAATCTGGGCAGTCGGATCACTCTTTGCTAACTTAAAAATGTCCTTAGCATTAGCGATGTCATATCCGGCCTCTTGCAAATTCTTAGTAAGTTCTTTATAGTTCCAGCGATTACCAAATTCACCAGTCATCATTCTGTCGGCAAGCTCGGCAGCTGTGGTAAATTCTTTTGTTACTTTTTCACCAGACTCAAGTGCGTTAGAATAACCGGCCATTACACTGCTTACCATTGAGCTATCAACCCAATGAAGACTCAACAAGTCCTGAATTGATTTGGCCGATCCCGCCGTTGCATCAATAAGCTCATCTTGGAATTTCCCAGACGCTTTTGCCGTATTAACAAGTTTTTCCTTGAATGCATCTAGTTCGATACCGCAATCAGCTAGACTTTCTTCAATTGTGCCAATGGGGGTAGATTGGAAAGCTTCATCGATTAAATCGGCAACGTCACTCAATGGGGCAGCAAAAATGTTGTATAAACCTTCCGATAATCCCGTCCATAACTCTACCTGCTGTTCATAGTCGCCAAAGATACTCTCGAACATCTTAAGCCACTGCGAACTAACTGCATCCTTCGTGGCATTGATTGCTTCGGAAAAGGACTTTGCTTCCTGAGCGGACTTTGCCGCACGAAGAGAGACTGTGTCATACTGCTGTCCAAGAATTTCATATGCTTGAGAGGCCGTTTCAATGACGTTACCTTGATCGTCAAGAGTGCCAATCATTTCATAGGCCTTCTGGGTCATTTCATTAAAATACCCAAAAGATTTCTCCATGATATCTCTTGTGAATACTTTCTTAGAAAGCAAATTGTTAAAGTTTGAAATATCAGCTTGACCTTTGGTAATTTTTCTTTCTGCAACAGCGGTATCAAGAAGTATCTGTTTCAACTGTTTGGACGCAGCTCCGGCCTGTTCAACAGATTTCCAGTCCATATACGACAAATATCCGGCCGTATATGACTGATTCAGATTATACATAATTCTACTGAATTCAGTGGCGCCTTTACCTGCGAATGCGGTGGCATTAGCAACGCCCTGAATCATAGGAATCAGACTGTTAATATCACCACCGGACGCAGACATCGTTGCAAGCGCATTCACCATTTCGGTAAAACTGTACGACGTCTCATCTGAGAACCACATCAACTGATCGAGATATTTGTTAATTTCCTTGACGGATAGCCCGGTTGAGTTAACAAGCGTCTGGATTGAAGATGTCTTCTGCTCATATTTGCTGTAGCCAGCTGTGATCTGATCTATTGTTAGAGATTTGACAAGAGCGGCTCCGGCGTCGAGTGCCTTATCCGTAATGCGCTCAAGAGCTCGAACACCAATGATGCCCATAGCGCTGAATCGAGTCGATACGGTATCAGCAGCTTTCAAAAGCGGTTCAAAGTTACATTTTTCAGCAGCCTTCTCAACGTCCTCGAAAGACTTTCGACCATTTTTAAACTCTAGTGCTTTATCGAGTTTTTCAAGAGTTTTAATAGACTGCTTTGAATTTTTCTCAAGAGATTTGTTGTTCATCTCTAACTGAACAACTCTATTCTCTATTTCGGTACTCACCCGCTCGTCACCTCTTTCCAAATCTTATTTGTCATTTCATCAAAGACTGGCTGGATAGCAGGGTTAATATAATCTCGTCCTTCTACCCAGCCACCTGTTCCGGTGCCATGCCCCAATTGAAGGATTAGGGCAATATTGACACCATCATTAACGTTGTCGTTGACCCAGTTGATTCGTGCAGATCCATCGGCATACACGATTTCGTATCGCCACATGGACGCCGTAGAACCACTGTCTATTGGAGTTGCCGACATCAGTGCGACAACACCTTCTCGTGCATATTTCCGCAAGCTTTTTAGGATTTTCTTGTCGGATGCATGCTTAAGGAACCGATGAGTTTTCTTAAAACTACCGGTCGTCGTCATTTTTATCGGCATTTTAAACTCCCTTTCAAGGTTTATGAGCTTTCGCCTGACGTGCCGCATTCATGGCACGATTCTGCTTATAAATATCCCTCTTACTCATCTTAGAATTGCTATTCTCAATTCCATATATACGAAGAAGAGTCATAAGCCGGTTAAAGTGCCATTTTTCTGCTTCCCATGGGATCTGCGCCGCAACCATCCAGTAGTACACCTGTTCGGATGTAATAATCTTCTTACCTGGCTTTTCTTTTTTCCAGCTATGGAAGGTTGTGGCCGTCATTGGGTCTTGGATGTACCGCTCAATCGTGTCGAGGTTCTTCCTGGTAAGCCGGTAATAAACAGCCGGATTAACCTTTGGGGATATCGTCATGCAGCGAACATAATCGATAAATTCCTCTTGCGTTTTCTGTTCCTTCGACATAAACGGCTTTTTCCATTTTGCCTCCCATTTTGAAATAGAAAGCAAAGAATGCTCCAATTGGAGCGTAACCGAGGGACACTGAATGAATTCATTTCGAGTCTCATCATACAGTTCCCTCGGTGGAATTATCAGGGTTAACATTACGTGGCCGAAGCAGCAGCCTCAGCGGGAACGTACTTCTTCATATCCGGGATAACGGCATTCGCGAACTCCTGCGCAAACTTTTCATCCGTAACCAGCTTCATAAACAGCTCGACATACGCCTGAGTCTCTGCGAAATCATTCCAGATCTCATCGGACTTCATGAAACGCCGGCCATCCTCGCTCTTTCTGCCATAACTCATCCGAACGATCTTCTTGAAGAAGCGCATAATCGCCGGCCCATCTTTCTTCTTCATAGCCTTATCCAGCTGACCTTTCAAACCGCCAGGAGTGGTTGCCTCCAGCTCAGTCAGCTCTGCAGGGGAAAGGTGGAAACGAACCTCCTCAGTTCTTTCATTTCCATCAAAGTCCTTATAAGTAATTTCATGTACAAACATTCTATTTGCTCCTTTCAATTTTTAAGAGTGCCCCCAACACAATGGATGGGGGCATGGTTGATTACTTCTTAGCCTCAGGCTTCGGGGGTCATGAGTGTGATGATCTCAGCAGGAAGCGGCAGCCTCGCTTTTGCTGTAGCGCTGCCATACAGGATAGCTTCCAGCTTGGTCAGACAAGCCTTTTCCTTTTCGGTCTTCAGTTTAGTGGAGTCGATCTCCATATGTGCGAACGCCTTATAACCGGGAACGCTGATCGGGACAGTCTCAAATTCCCAGCTAAACTCCATTGCCTCGGGAGAGTCGTTGATAGTCTCGAAACTCCGCTCGGAAGGAGAAGCGGTGGCACCATAGACAAGGTGAATCTTATAGCCATAGTCATCAAATACCTGGTCATTTCCGACCTTGGTACGGAATGCAAGGCCAAAGGTCTTACGGGTCTGCTGGCCAACCGTCAGACCGACGGTGCCTGTAGGACTTGCAGAGCCATCGCAAGCCTCAAATTCAGGGGGATATCTGTAAGCCTTGATCGTACCCTTATAGTCTTCGGCAGATCGCATTACCAGATACTTCATATTATCCGCATAAACTGCGGTAGCCTCCGCACCTTCGGGAGACTCATCGACTCCGGACAGACCGCTCCATGCAACACCATCGCCGGGAGCACCATCCGCATAGGGATAGAGTACACCTTTGTCTACGCCGGTTTCGTACTCACGAGTACCAACCTCGTCCCATACAAGAACATTAGTTTCGGGCATATTGTTACCTCCTTAAAAATAGATGGACCCCGTGAAATGACAGAGTCCATCGGCTGAATACATACGTTCAAAAGAATAATATGGATTTTTCTCAAGTTCTTTATAGATCTGGCTATCGGGATCTGGGTCAATGACTGTAACAAGATATCTGTCTCTTGTTATATATCGTCCATTTGCTGCAAATCGAACAGCTTCTCCAACCAGACTATATCGGATACATGGATAAACCATCTTTACATTGTTTGTTGGATTGAAATACGCTGCTTTTACACGTTTGATTGAAAGAAATTTTTGATGAAGCAGCAACCGTCTTTCATTCATTAAATATCCCTCCGATCGTTAGTTTGATTCTGGGATATTCAATCGTTGCAGAGGTGATTTTCCATTTCATTCCGCAAAAAACTACATATTGCATAAATCCAAAATTCTCTTTTGCAAATTTGTCGGCGACGATACTAATATCATTGTTTAACGTGAAATTTGTATTCGTCGTTTCGCTTGTTTCTTCGAGACGAACCCGCCGAGCAATGAAATCGCCGTGATACGTCCGTTCAGTTACCTTCGGGACATAAACACCAGGTGACTGCTCGACGGTCTCGGCGAATCCAATTGCTCCGCAGAATCGTCCCATTTTGAATTACTCCGTAGCGCTGGTAGACCACTCAGTACCGGTAACGGTGGTGGTGCCATCAACAGTGGTTACCTTGCCGCTACCAAACTTGACAGGCCGCAAGAAATTGGTGCCATCATGCACAAGCAGCATGCCCTTCTTAAATGCATCTTCAATAACCGCGGCGGACATCGTCACGGTATGTGCAGAATCGGCATACAGCTTATGGTCGGCTGCCTTACCATAGGCAATTACAGCACGCATATGCTGATCGCTGTAACCTTCATAAATCTTATTGGATGCCATGTTCATTCCTCCTATGTTATGTTAACCTTAAAGGTATTAAGAAGCCTTCTTTTCCAGAACAATCGCGGACTTGATCTTAGTTAGGGCACCGGAGATACGGGTCTCAATCAGATACTTCTCCTTATTGAAGTCGATGTCGAACTGATTGAACTGGGTAATCTGGCCGCCCTTGGTAGCACCGACATAGTAGTCATCGAGATTAACCATGATGCCCAGCAGAGCCATCTTATTGGTGTCAACGGTTCTCTGAAGACCGGCGAACTGCTCGATAGTGACAATCGCGGAAACATTCAGGATCGTCTTCAGCTCGTCGATGCTGTTGTAAATTCTCCGACCATTCAGATCACGAGCCATCAGCATAGTGTTAACCAGCTGCGGGGTGCAGAAGAAGGCAGGAGAGCCGGAACCACGATAATCGATTCTGGCATCCAGAGCAGCCTCAATAATGGCTTCGGTCTCGATGTAGTTGTCACCGAAGTTCTTGCTTGTGTCGCTTCCCTGAAGCTTGGTCTTCATACCAGCAACATCGACAGCCTTGTGGACGGTGAACAGCTCGTCATCGGTCCAGATGGGACGAATCTTATCCTCAGGGATCTTGTCTTCATCGCCATCCTCACGGCCATCGCCAACCATAATTGCAGTGGCAATTTCCTCGTTAAGCGCCATCCGCAGAAGGTTGTACTCATAGGATACGACATCGAAATCAGTGATGTCGGTAATATCATCCCGGTTCATGGAATCCTTGACAAATACAGTGTAGGGATCGGTCGTCCGGCTCATGAGTTTAACATTACCGACTTCCTTCTTGAGACCACCCTTCTGATAGCCAAGACCACGAATCTTACGGCCTCTTGCATCGGTCTGACGAGTACGGATACGGCTAATGGGGCTCTTGTGAACGCCGTTCATAACCGTAGTAACCCAGCCCAGATTATCGGTTACCAGCTCGGGAGCACCGGGCTTTACGTCCTTATATTCCGGGAACAGGGTTTCAATCTCGTCGATACCGTGCTGGAGATGATCAGTCTCCTCGGCGTACCGCTCTATAGCCTCTCGCAGAGAACCACAGCTCTTGCTCTTGGCGAGAGCCAGAATAGCCTCCTGGTCAGAATGTGTCAGAACACCATCCACGGTCTCGGTCTGAGTTTCCTTGTCGAATGCGTTGTGTCTCATAACTTTTTCCTCCTTGTTATCGTTGTCCTCTTTTTCATCGCCGTCGTCAGAGGACTCGTTGTTTTCTTTTGCTGTACCAATAACAGCATATACGGCTTTCTTCTCTTCATCGGTGAAGGTCTCCCAGATATCGGCGACGGTCTCACCTTTATCGGAAACAGGCTGCTCTTTGCTATCATTAATGGTGTCAATTTCATCGATCTTCGGTGACATACGAATAATAAGTACAGCCACCTTCTTCTTTTTCTCAGAAAGACCATCAATGATTTCCTTTGGGGTTTTCTTGGGAGTCTCATCGGGTTTCTTTTCGGGTTCTTCTTTGGAATCTTTCTCCTGAGTTTCTTTATCCTCATGAGTAAGCTCACCATTGGATGCATCAATCGCCTGATCGAAGTAGATAACGGCCTCTTCATCAGCGCCGTCCTCATGGGTAATTACTGAGTCAATATAAGCGCCAGGATTTGCTCCGGCATAAACCAGGCTCAGTTCCCGGATAACGCCATGGGTTACATCCGGCCCATTCTGCTTCAGCTTATTGGCATAGATGGACATCGCACAAATGTCACCATGCTCTACAAGCTCTTTAGCGTTAATACCATTCTTTGTCTCATTAAAGACGCCGTAGGCATAAACGCCGTCACTTCGATTTTCCAGAAGCGCATGACCGATGACATTCTCCATGCCACGATGGTCGTGATTCCAGACAAGCGGCACCTTTGCCCCATCCTGATCGGCAAATGCCCCGGCACGGATAATCCTGCCATCGGTACATTTGATATCATTTCTGGTGGCATAGCCGCTAAAGTCATACCGAAATGCCATTTTTATTATTTCACTCCTTTTCTTCTGTTTTCTGCTCAGAAGATTCATCTTTTACGACATTTGCAAACTCTTGCCCATTCGCAGCACTTATGTTACGGTTTCTAAGCTCATTTGCTTTATCGTCATTTACGGGTTTTCTTCCAACCATTTGTCGAATCTCATTCGGCGTAAAGATCTCATTTCTCGTGAGTTTATCGGCAACGTCAGGAATCGTATTTGCAGATACAAGCTTAAAGGGATCGCGGAAGAACATAATAGTCTCACCGTTGTCTCTAGCTTTCTGCGTAAGGTACTTCCAGCGCATGCCATCTACGATTGCAGAAATAATCGGCTCGATAAGCCGAGAATAGTAATTCTGCATTGTTTCGTTGTTGGCGGTGCCGTTAAGAATAGACTCCGTAATGCCGAGCTGAGAATATAACTGATCTACGAGGTACTTCACCCGTTCATAGAGATTGTTCTCAATTCCACGATTCAGCTGTGTAATGTGCTCCGTGCCATCGATATAGGCAATTCCGTATTTTGAATTTTCAAGCTGCTCCTGAATGCTGTCTCTCCGAAGATTAGCTCGATCCTCCATAGACTTCGTCCGAATCTGGTACGGTAGCTGAATGATCATGTCCAGTTTGCCGGAACCATTCTGTGCATCAAGCGTATCAGAAAGATTTAGAGTCCGGATGAGACGCTGCACAACGGAATTGTTCTCATTCATCACAGAATAGAGAGGATTCATGATAATGGGAACGGATGCTTTTGGCATCGTGAGATCTTCCCGCTGTCCAGTTTGATCGTTGTAAGCACGCATAGTGATGTAATCCGGATACCATTGCCGAACCTCAGCAGTTCGAATAGACTCGATATCCGTTTTAAGCCCGTCCTTCGTTATTCGTGTAACAGTATCGATAGGCGGAAGCGCAACTGTCCCCTCGTCGAACATACTGAGAACCGCATCCTGAATGAAATCTCTCGCGGACTGGTCTTTATTGGCATTCAATGTCAAGCATCGATTCAACTTAGAATCGATAGTTTCAAGATAGTTGCCATTGAAATCTACTCGAACATGCTGCAATGACATCTCAGCACAGTCCATTGCAATCTTATTGAAGATGGGTGCAATAAAGGACTTTTCATTGCCACGGGTAAGCCGAGTACGATACGGATTATAAGAAGAACCCCCGTAAGTCACATGACTGCTTACGGGGGGATCTCGATTCATGAAAGCACTCCAGGCATTTTTCAGTCTGGAAGTAAAATTATTTTCCGGCAATATGATTCACCTCAATCTTCGTTGTCCTCTTCATCGGACTTATCCTTCTTTTTGTTCTTCTTCGAGTTGCTATCAGAAGAGCCAAGTACCCCGCTAACAATATCCTTAGCAATCTTCTTAGTTGCTTCTTTAATAAGATTGTCTGCGAGACTCGAACCAAATTTTGTCATAAACCGCTTGGTTGCAGATTCGCCTTGTTCAATTGTCTTTGGTGCTACAGCATCTAGATAGCGTTTCTCAAGATCTCTACGATTCAGAAAATCTCGTAACTCCTGATCGGTCATAGAAGAAACATCTCTGGGTTTGCCGGTTTCATCGGCAGTGCGTTTGGCCTCTTCCTTGCGCTTAGCCTCCGCAGCTTTCTTTTTGGTCTGTGCTGCTTTCTTAGCAGCGGCTTTTCGCTTTTTGGTCATCTGACGACTGTAGCGAAGTCTACCGGCCTCAGTAAGTGTGCCATCGGAATTCTGGTATCTCCTGACACCCCACTTCATGCCGAGGATGCCCTCGTGAGCCAAGTAAGTTTCCATTTTGATTTCTCACATCCTTTTAGTCAAACATGTCACCATTCGCCTTATAGGCGACCCAGGCATCCATCATGGCGGACACGTTATCGATCTTGTCTTCATTCCGAAGTTTCATAAGTTTGCGGTTGCCATTTGTATCGGTCAGAGTAACACAATTCTCCATGGCAAACTGCATCAATTTCTCATCAAACTTCAGCAGCCGCTCTTCGGATAAGTTCTTCAATTCTCCAAGAGGCACAGATTCTGTTCTGGCACCCTGAATAACCTTAACCACACCAAACGAGCCATTTTCCTTGCACCAGCGATCTACAAAGGTTTCCGCATTATACGGGTCGAATCCGAAACAGCGAACCTCATAACCGTTCTTCGTGATGAAATCATCCAGCTCATCATAGACCTGCATCATGTCGAGCACAATTCCATCAAAAACAAAGAGACTTCCCTCGGATATGAACTCCTCGTATCGGAGCCGCATCGCGACTGGAAGTCTATGCAGGGTCTTTGCGGTTATATAGCTGCGAACCTTGATTCCATAAGAACCATCGGAAAGCGGAAACAGAAACGTAAATGCACAGAAGTCATCGCCTCTGGACAAGTCACCGCCCATGGAACACGGCATCTGCCAATAGCTTCGCTGCGGATGTGGCAATGTTTCTTCGTATGGGAAATAGTATGTGTATCCCTCACTCGGAATACCAAAGCGCTTTGCCAGAATATCGTTTTTCGCAGACGGAACCTTTTCGGCACGTTCTACGTCAAGCTGATAAGTCTTATAGCTAACGGTAAGTCCGATGTTCGGCTGAGCCTTGATCCACATAGACGGATCGGAAACTTCGTCAATGCTATCAAGCTTGTAATACCAGATAGAAACATGAGGTGCATAATAATCACCTCGAAGAATGTCGATAAGCTCCATTTTCATGGAGTCGCCAACGCCGTTTCTTACAGTACCCTCAGAGCTGATTGCCAGAATCAGATAATCCTCAACCTTAGATGCACCCTGCTCGATTGCAGCAATAGGGTCTTCTCTTGTCGCACCAGAAAGCCACTCGTCAACTGTTGCACATTTGACCTGAAGTCCCTGAAGCTTATCAACCCGCATAGGTCTGACCTCAAGTAAACTCCCGGTGAGCATATTCTCAACGCCTTTTTTTGTGGTACAGAGCTTTTGACGATTTGCTTTGCTTCCGGTTGTATTTTGAAGACTACCTTCTGTAAGAAACTGGAAGACGGGTCCTCTTGCCCTTGTGATAGCAGTGCTGATCGGAGCAATAACCTCGTTCGCCTGTTTCATTGTTGGCGCGGTTGTGATCTGATGCGTTGTTGTTAAATCAACATTTAAGAAATAGGATTGGATTGTGCTTGCGTACATACTCTTTGCGGCACCACGAGCGACAATCAGATACTGCTTGCGCGTAAGACGTCGCTTGACCAGCTTCTTCTCGCGATGAACACCACCGCCTTCATCAGGCACAATTACGGTTGTAGGTTCGAAATAATACCAACAGAATATCTCCTCTGCCCACAGCTTGAATGTATCTAAGAGTTGCAGATCGGAACCATCAGTCAGTGTTAGCTCGTTTTCACAGTACGCAATGTAGCCTTCTACGGCGCGATCATCGTAATAATAAGCGGGGTCACGAATCAGATTGTCAATCCGATTCATTTCCATTTCTATTTCTTTATTGACCTTTATCTCTCCACGCAACACCGCGTCACGAAAGTTACCGTAGTATCGCGGGGTCGCTGTGTTAGATAACATGATTTACTCCTTTTCTATTTTGATTTCTCCATATACTCGATTATGTTCCACTCCAGTTCGGCGATCTCTGCTTTTATGGCATCCGCAATTGTGGAAGAGGATGGAGGATCAAAGGAAAGTTTTGTTCGTCTATATACATATGGCTTTACAAATCCAAGAAGAACCTTATCTGGGCAATAAGTGCCCCAGGTATCCTCCAGATCTGTTAGTGTGAACCCGCCCTCTGGGCCAACACCAAGACGAGTCAATTTTGCAAACGCCGAATTTGCAAACGGGATAATGTCTTCATCAAAGTCATTGCAACTCTGATCAACTTGACATCCCCTACGGACGCCTTCAAGAATACTGTCACTCATTTATTATTCCTCCATGGGGATGTATCGTTTAGTGAACGCTGTGCAATTAAAGGAAGCTGATTTTTTGATTCTTGGTAATGTATCGCTCGGTGGGTCGCAGGAGAAACACACACAAGATACTTCGGATCCCATGCAAACTCACTGCCATTAATAATGTCTTCAACCGTGATTGGGTTCATGTGGTGAAGAATAAATATTTCTGGAAGAGGGTAGCCCTCAACGCCAAGATCCCAGCCATTTTGTTTTGCAACGATTTTTCTTCGAAGCCTTTTGTACTCTTCGCTTCGGTAGAACCTCTGATTGATCCATCGGTCATAACCGAACGTTGGCTCACCAACTGTGGAATAGGTTCTTAGGTATTCTATCCGTCCCTCGAAGGTTGGAATTTTTCCGAGTTCATCCCAGCTCTTAATAAAATCCTTCATCGATGTCCTCCGGATAGTCCTCCGCACCCTGGTACCTTCGCATTGCTTCAACGGCCTTCTTATACAATTCGCCGCGCTCAACTTCTGCACGAGCTGCATCTTTCTTGGCGCGAAGTAATTCAATCTCTGCTTCCATTTTTTCTTTCTCACGCTTTTCTCTTGTAGACGCGAGTTTTAAGTAATGTACGAGAACCTGAGAAGAGGCTGTGCCTTTCCGCAGTTCTTTTTCGGCCTGGTCAATTGCTAGATCAATCAACTGATTCTCACGCCCCTCCCGCGTCAATGCTGGGGGTGCAGGTTTTTGTGGCACAGTTATCCTCCTTTCAGAACTTATCTAATCATTCGAAGAGAGGCATGACGGATTAAGAAAAGTCCGTACATTAAAAGAGGTATTGTTGGAGGTTATATCCTCAGTTATGAGTGCCCACCACATTCACTCATAACATCAGAAGCACTGGAAAGGAGAAAACAGTGCCATGAGAAGAACATGCCTCCCTGCGAATGACTAGATAAGTCGGGTTTGTTGTGGCAAAATATCCCGCCGGGGAAAAAATCAAGACGGCCGCGATGCAGGGGTGGGGGTGTATTGATATTACCCCCTCCCTATATCCAAACAACATCATAGCCGTCTACAAAGATGTAAAAACTAGTTTTATTATTTTTATTTTGTTAATCAGACTAAATAATTTAATAGAAATATTTAGTTTTAATTTTATTACAAGGTTGACTTAAAGAAAAATTAATTCAATTAGTTGGTTTAGTTAAACTCGTTACAATGACAAAACGTTCACCATCTTTTATTACTTTGATGAAACGATGAAGAGGATCAACTTTCATAATTTCATCAATTGCATTACTAATTTCTAATGAATTGTCAGCATCAGACAAAGCATCAGAAGTTCTTGCAAAAGAATCCAAAACACCACAAGAATTGTAGCCATGAACAACATCAAAAGCATACCATTCATTGAAGTTTGTGAAGGGGTTCCAGGGGTTATCTGCGGTAGACAGCATTGCCTGCTTCTCAGTCATACATAGCACCTCCTTACCTGTAGTTGTTGACTGTGGACACGGATACTCCTACGGAGTCTGCTATTTCAGCGGCGGTACGCCCAGAACTCAGCATAGTGCGGATTCTACGCTCCATGGAGGGGGTTACAGTCTGCCCCTGATAGGGCATAGCTCTCTGCTTTACAGCATCCATATCCGTATTGGCCAGTATCCGCATGAGCAAGCTATTACTTATAGCGCCAGACTGAATGGCTTCCCATTCTCGATCTGTGATGTCGATCCTAACATCTTGACGATTAGCGCCAAAACGTGCCCGTGCTGCTGCTATTGCCTGCTGACGAAGACGTTTCTCTTCTTTTTTGTCAATGTCAGGATTGTCTTTTTTCTTGTTTTTAATGACAACATTAGCAACAAGCTGAGCTTGACGTTCGCGAGGAGCATTCTTCAGAGCCTTATTGAGTTTTACTTTTAAAGAATCAACTTCCGCTTCATAGGTTTTCTCAGCAGATCGATTAAACTTGGCGCTAGGAGTATCCAAGTACTCTTTTCTAGCCTTATTCGCAAGTGCTTTCATCTGATTGGCATAATTCGCATATGCCCTCTCCGTAGGGGTATCAGCATCAGAGATAAGGGTCCTGGCATCCTTGGTTTCCGCCATACGGGTAGAATTCTCCTTAGCAAGAACAACATTACCGTTTTTATCCGTATAGGTTCGACCGGTCTCACGATACTTCTTTTCGCCAGTCTCCCGATCAGTATCCCTATCAATGCTGAAATTCTTTCGTTCAGGAACCAGCTTTGGACTCTTTGCTTTAGAAATCAGCGTTGAGACGCCACCACCGCCCTGATAATCTTTTTTCAAAGCATCGATATTCTGCTCCTGATAACAGCGTTTATAGTCAAGATTGTGCTTCTCGGCGTCGATAATACACATACTGTACTTAACGGCACGTGCAATCTCGTCCATAGGAGCACCCTGCAAGGTCATATCGGTAATCAGATTCGATACAACACCCATCTGCTTCTGTTTATAGTCGCTGTTGATCTTTTTGAGACCGGGGTAGCCCTTATATTCAACCTTTGGATCAAATCCCTTCAGAGCATCCAGGGTTTTATCTGTGCGAATCCTAACTTTGTCGTTAACAGGAATAACAAGAACCGTATCTCCATCGAAATCCGCACCGGAAAGCTGCTCAGCAACAGTAGAGCTAATGCCAATAGCATCCTTAGCAGCAGGGCCGATTGAGCTTTTGCCCTCTTTATTACGATTATTAACTCGAAGTTTAGGAATCTCAAAGATACCGGCGTGGGGGAAGCGAATCAAGACAACCTCTTCACCATCGCGGTACTGTGGCGCATAGACCTCAGTGTCCTTGATAGTAGTCAAAGGAAGAATGACCTGAGTCGCCTGCCTTGGGAATGCCGCAGCTTTCAGATTTACGGCAGCTGTATCGCAATCCTCGGCATAGCTCTCAAGAAGTTTCTTTTTTACAGCAGGATTTGTGAGGGACAGAATCTCATCAAGTTCTTTCTTTCGTGACTCGTAGGATTCATTAAGCTGACGTTTGATGAGGGGAACAGGCTGCTTTGAGAGCATCTGCGCAGAAAGAGTCTTAGCGTATTCAGCCCAGCCGCCTTCTTCGTTGACAATATTCATTACACCCTGCTTTTCGTTCCCATCTCCGGAATTGTAAAACAGCTGCTTTTTAATTGTGGCTCCGAAAGGGTTCGCAGGATCAACTTGCCCATCCGCGGTACGTTTCATTGGCTTTAAGACAGTATTATCCTTCGGCCCAAGCATCGGAACATCTTCTGTCTTATTCGTGTTAAAGACAACATCAACACCATCAGGAAGGTTGTCAGAATAGACAGCCATACCCTTAAGATAGTGAGTTCCATCAACCGCTATGCGAACCTGAGCATAATTCGCTTTGCCAAGGGAAATATCATCGACACCTCTTCTGAGTTCGATTGTGCCATCCTTTTCCAAACCGCCCTGGTCACGATAACGAACCTGAATGCGACTAGAGTCGAGACTGACAGGAGGCTTAAGACCAAGTTCCGTCATTTCGGAAACAGTCTCATAGTCACCAATAGTCTTAACGGCATCAAGATTGTTGTAAATATCCTGCTTTGTTGTGCCCTTCGGGGCAAGGATCTTCATTGTCGTAAAATTACGCTTATTAGTAGCTTGCTGAAGCTTAATTTCGACAATATCATAACCTTCCTCTTGAAGCATCTTAAGCGCAGTGTCTTTACGCTCGGCTGTAATCTTGTAGCCAAGAATATCACTAAGTTCCCGTTCGGATGCTTCTCCGACATCAAGGTACTTCTTAGTAGAAAGCTGCTTTTTCATAAAGTCAGCAGTTTTCTTAGTGAGTTCCGTTCGCTCCTTAGCTTGCTCAGTTAGAATAGAACGAACATAGCTTTCACCTTTGGGCGGATTCAATCGCTTACCGATTTCGACATTAGAATATCCATGTTCTTTGAGCTTCATAACCTGAGCAATTCGTTCGGCACGAACTCTATCTTTTGAAATGGATTTCATCTGACGAAACTCGGTAGAAGACATTCCCATTGCGGTTCTGATTTCTGTGTCAGAAAGCCCTTGGGAGCGAAGTTCGCCATAAGAACTTCTAAAGAAAGCTTCCCGTTGATAAGGATTTTCACCAGACCCCCACGGGTATCTGCCAGATCTACGAGGCATCCCATAATGGGCAATTGCTTCTAGGTCTTCATCATCAAGAACATCATCCTGATAATCGTCTACTTCGACATCTTCATTATCGAAAATATCAATGGACTCATCGTCCTGAGAATGTTCATATCCCATTATTCAATCGCACCTCGCTTCATATCAAATATCATTTTGTCGAAATGAATTATTTTATCCATTATTCTCCTGATTTCGGCAGGATCCGCTGTTTCTTCGTTCTTAGCACCTGATTGATAAATTGCAAGCTCTGTATCAATATCTTCCGGATTCACACGATACTCAAGGCAGAAGAGAGCGGCATAGATTCTCAACTGAATAATCGACGTAGGGCCTTCTCCTGATTTGTAATCATGAATCCGAAGTTTCTTTTTCGAGAACTTGATCGTATCTGCTGTACCAAAACAATTTTCCGAATAATATAATGGCTGCTCTGGCGTCATGCCGTATCGAATTGCATCATTGACATACATTGCAATTGTGGAGTTTCCGCTGAGCTTAACGCCAAGCTTAATTGCATTCGCCGCAAATTCATGAAGCTTGGTTCCTCGTTCTGCAGCCATCGCATTATTATACGACGCTACAAATTTCTCATCATCATACCTTGTCCAATGGTACTTGCTTGCACTGAGCAGAGCATGCTGCCCGATAAGATTTCTATGTGGGTTAAAAACAAAGGGCATCGCGATTCTCCTTTCTAAAAACAAAAAGAACTAAGAAAAATAATCTCTTAGTTCTTCAATGATTTCATCTTTGTTCTCAGGAAAAATGAAAGCTCCATAACTTCCCATGTCCAAAGCTCTTTGAATGTAATAGTCCTGATTTGGTTGGTGGATCTCATTACGACTTTTTTTACATTCAAGGAAAGCCCACTTGTTTCCGACAAAAATAGAGAGGTCTGGAATCCCCTGCAAATAAGAAGAATCATTCTTCAATATAACAACATTTGAAAAAATAGCTTTCAACTCTTTAATCAATTCCGCTTGAAAACTGTTTTCTCTTTTCATTCCATACCTCCTCAAAATATAAAAGAAAACGTAAATCGTCTTCCTCTCTATTACATGGGTTGTAATTTTTGCGAGGGTAAAAGAGAAAAAAAAGAGAACCACTTGTAAAAGCAGTTCTCTTTAGGGAATATCACTTCTTAAATAATTTCCTGATAAGAACATGGCCATCGACATCATAGTCAACTTTGCCTTTCCAATCGCAGATCCATAACGACATTAACCCTTTAATAGGAACCCATATATATACTTTATCGCATTTCCCATAAGAGAGAAAAACGCACATAATAACTATATACGGTGCTTCCAAAATCACAAAAGTTTCGTCGATAATGCTCAAGATCATTACCAAAATCATTTCTAATGCTTCTCTAAATTTCTCCATAATAATACC